GCAGCCAATACACCGTAGTAATGGGCAGCCTTAGTAACCCATCCGTAGGCCGTTGGGAGTATCGGCTAGCCATTCCCCTAGACGGGGATAAGGCCGTTAAGCCATGGCGCTATCGCTTTGAGGGGGCCTCCGCTCCCGGAGGTATTACCGCGGTCCAGCGGAGGCGCTTTCACGTCATCCCTAGCCCGTTCTATCCACCTTCCTAAGTAGCTCCACGGCCTCAATATGAGCTTGCACTACTAGGATAGAGCTGTCCGGGGTTAGCTCATCTATGCAGAGCCTCCCTACGGCCGTTGACAGCTGCCGTAAGGCTGCCACTAGCTCTAGCGGGTCAATGGGTTGGGGCTCCTCCGGGATGGGTTTAGGGGCCGGCTGAGGTTCATTGAACGTAGCTTCTACGGCCTCCCCGGCTACGCAAGCTTTTACCTTATGGGGCTTGCCTTTGGGCCTACACTCCTCTTGCTCTGCCTCTGAGGTCCGGATAGCTCCGCACCTAAGGCACTTCTCTACGTCGTCAACCGATGAGTAGGACTTGTCCAATAGCCAAACGTGGGTAGTCATCTTACGGCCAAACTTTCGTCTTGATAGATGCGGAGCCCAGCGATCTCCCGGACTCCTCCCTTAATGGCAGCCTTAACCTCTGTATCGTCTACGGCTAAAAACTCCTCCGGGACGGAGGTAACGTCTATGACCTCATAGGTCCAGCGCTTGACGGTATGCACTCCGGTAGCCTTGGGCTTCTCTGAGATGGCCTGTAAGGCCGTTACGGCCTCCTCCGGGGTATCAGCTGCCACGGCTGCTAGCTGGGCCTTACGGTTGGCCTCAGCTACCTTGGAGGCATGAGCTAGCATCTTGGCCTTAAGGTCTTTCTCTGCCTCCCGCCATTGATCCACAACCGGTTTAAACCAAGAGTCTATCTCCCTCTTGATAGCTAGTAAGGGCTGGGTTACAGACTTCCGCTTGTCCTCCAAGGTCTTGATCTGGGCCTTGACGTATCGGCAGGCATCTCCGGCTAGCTCGTGCGATTCCTCATCATCCACCACAAGGGCCAGAGCTTGCGCGCAAGCCTTCTCTACGTGGGTCCCCTCTGTGGATAGCTCCTCTTGGGTTTTCTTGTATGGGGCTAGGTCTGTGCTCATGGTCTAAGGTTCCCCTTCTCTAGCCACCATAGGCCGATACCTACCGCGTCTAGCATATTGTGCGCGTTGCTCTTGGCCATCTCGGGTAGCCGTTCCTTCTCTCTATCGGACAGCTTCGCTAGCGTCCGCTTGTTGCCGATTGCCTTAGGGACTGTCCCTTTCCAAGTCCGGGGGTAGACATAGCGGACGGGTATGCCTTGGGTCTTAGCCCAGCCCCCAAGCTCCCCGGCCCGGATGGCTAGGGTAATGAGGTTGTTTGGATCCCCCTTGCTATCTAGGGCATAGATTAGGGGCTTCTCAATCAAGACTAAGGTAGCCCCTCCTAGGTGGACCTCTCCCACGTCCCGGATGATACCGGCCCCCAATAGCTCCGGCCCTCGGAAGGTAGCCCAGCCCGTTATGGCTCCCGGATCAAAGGCTATGACTCGTCCCATGGTAGCAACCTCCCTGCATTGTCTCGGATGGGGTGCGCGGACTTGCTCCACCTACGCATTAGGTAGGGCTCCGCACTAGGGGGCACGTCCGGAAGGAAGGGCTTAGCACCTTCCACCATAAGCCGTGCTAGCTCCTCTGCGGCCTCTGCGGCCGTTTCCTCTGGGGCCTCTAGGATAAACTCGTCGTGAATGAAGTTGACGATACGGCAGCCGTAGAGGGGGCTATGGGTGTCCACATAGCAAGCCTTGGAGATGAGGAACCCTGCGGCCTTTGCTGCGTCCGCTGCCAGGCCTTGGAAGAAAGAGTTACAGGCCTCTGTGTAACTCACGTCCCCTCGATAGCGGCCCGTGTAGCAATGCTCTATCCGGCTACCGGCCCCCTCAACTAGGCGTCCCACGTATTGGAAGTAGTCCCCCCATTCCGGGTAGGCCCTAAGCCAGTCCTGCTTAAGGGCCCTGGCCTCATCCTCCGTAAGGATCACGTTGTATTGTTTCCGAGCGAAGTAGACTAGGCGAGTGATACCCAGGCCACCGGGGAAGCCAAAGTTAGCCACCTTCCCGGTCTGCCTTGCGTCATCAATAACAGGGTCCTTAGCGGCTTTCATCTCTAGGGCCGTCTCATACTCAAGCCCAAGGATGGTAGCTGCGATCTGGAGATGCGGATCCATGCCTGCGTTAAGGGCCTCGGAGAGGAGGCTACGGCCTATGATGTTTAAACAGACTTGGGCTCCCGTCCGCAACTCGAAACCGTCATAGTCCGCAGCTGCGTATAGCATCCCGTCCCGGGGTACGAAGCACTCCCTTACCCCTTTCTTCCTGGGGAGGTTCTGGACGTTGCCTACGTCTGTCTTGTCCCCGCATGAGGTCCGGCCCGTGGAGATGAGGGAATAGAACCGGGGTTGCAATGGGGTATCTACCCCCTTCCTTAGTAGGGCGATATCCGTCCCGATCTTTTTCTTGAGCCCGGAGAAGGTAGCGTAATGGTCTAGCAACTCGTCCCCCAATTGGTCTAGGGAGTCCTTGTCTAGCTTAACGTTCCCCTTATCGGTTAGGTTGGGCTCCACTTTCCGCTTAGCGCAAGTGGCTAGCACGTAGGCCTTAGCTGCCTCGATATCCCGGACCCCATTGTCCCGGACTAGCCCGGCCTCTTGGAGCTTGGTTTCCGTCTCGTCATACTCCGTTTGCAGCTGCGCCGCGTAGCGCTCTACCCTTGCCTTATCGGTACGGAGCCCCCAAGCGCTCATTAGCGCGATCCAGAAGGCTGCCCTAGCCTGCCTATACTCGTCCGCTAGCAGCTCTGGATCTTCCTCTTGGTCCTTCCACAGTAGCCAATGGTACTCCGCATCGGAGAGAGCATAGTCCTTAGCCCCTTGGGGCCAATGGGCCAGAGGGACGCCTAGGAGCTGTCCGTAGCGCAATCTCCACTTGTCCTTTTCAAGGGTAACGCCAAACCTACGGGCTACACAGTGATCCAGATAGTATGCGATCTTGATCGTCTGTCCGTTCACTTTGCGATAGCCACGGTAACAGCCGATCGCAATGTGCTGTAACATCTCCCTTAGCATCGTATCCGTTACCCGGTCCGCTTCGTAGGCAGCGTAGATAGCCGGGAGAAGGTCCGGCCATTGGGACGCGATAGCGCACATATCAAAGGCCGTGTTATGGGAGATAAGGAGGAGGTTAGGATCGGCTAGCATCTCCTCCACGTAGGGCTTAGCCTCGGATACGTGGAGGAGATCATGTGTGGTCCCATCGGAGATTGAAACGCAGACCAATGGGGGTGCTTTGAGCCCCGGAGCGATTAGGGCTGTCTCTGTGTCAAAGGCTAGGGGTATCACTTCCGGGGCTCCTTTCTTAGTCCGATCCCTCTGTCTCAGGATAGACGTAGGGGTCCCAATCATGCCGGGTAAAGTCCCGGTTGTTTTTGGTGACTACCCCGGTAGTGGTTACGTTGATCCGCAGCCCAACCAAGGGGTTATCGTCCGGGGTTTCCGTGCAAGTGTCTAGGAGGTCCGCTAGCTCTGGGCTTAGCTCCTCATCTATCTTGTCCTTCTGGTCTAGGGTGTAGCCGGAGAGCACAGCAACGAAAGCCTTAATGGCAGGAAAGGCAATGTCCTTATCGGACAGCTTTTGAAACCACGTTGCCTTAGTCCCAACCGGGAAGGCATCGGCTACCACTTTCTCCGCTCCGTCTACTTGGATCGTCCGCGTGGTCCCCTCCGGCTTGTTGCTCTCTAGGATCTCGAATTCGACAATGAAGGCCATTCCGTGGCTACGGGTTTGGAAGGCTACGGTCTTCCTTACCTCCAAGACCCCAACGAAGTCCGGGGTTAGAAACTTGCCACGTTGAAAAAGATCCGCATCCTCGATACCTGTAAAAAGTCCCATGTTTCGTTCCTTGATGTTTGATGTTTACTTGTGCCACCTAGCCCCCTTCTTAGTGAGGGCTAGTTGATCTGCCGTTGGCGCTGTAACGTCCGCCAACAAGAGCTTTTGGGGGGAGCCTGTGGAGTCTTCCACGTATTGGCTATCCGCTACGGCCTGCCATATGGCCCCTACGTGTTCCGCACAAGTGGTAATCACTTCCGTTACCACTTCGTCTGCCTCTTGTCCGTCCCGGTGAGTACGGCCTAGCAGTTGCTCCACTATGGCTCCGTTGGGAGGGAATGAGGTAACGAGGTTCTTAGACCATGCTTGGAGGTTGCGCCCTTCTCCGTTGGATTGGATAGATGCTATCAGGGGCTCCGTATGGGGATGATCCTCAATCGCTACCTTGTCTGCGTTTAAACCCTTGCGGCCGTAGTAGGGGACGCCAGAGAGCCCGGACAGCATGGTTGCAAAGTGGGTATGCTCCGTCCAGACGATCCCATTGTTCCGTTGCATCCACTTACGGCAGAACGTAAGGACGCTATCGTCTACCCACCTAGGGACGGTGTTAGGCTCAAAGTCCTTCCGGACGGCCTGCCATTCCTGGCGTAAGCTCTCCCCAATGGGGTCTGCTAGCTGGCCGTTGCTAAGGGCTAGGGCTACGGCTAGCTCACTGTCTAGGGTCCGGCTCCGGCTTATGGTCTGTCTTACGTAGGAACACCATGCGGACCTAGCAGAGAGCCAGTAGGCCGGAGGCCGTGGATCCCATACGTAGTAGAAGCCTAGGCCTAGCTCCCGGGAGTGTCTAAACATCCCTACCCCATCGGAGATGGGCCAGCCGTCCGGGGTAACCCAATCACTCCGGAGAGTCTCAAAGGCTGCGTCTGTAGCTGGGCCCACAGGGACCTCTACGGACGTTACCTCTAGGGATGCGTCTATGGGTGTCTCTCTGGTGGCGACCACGCTAGGGGTGTCCACAAGCCGCCTACGGTAGGCTTGCCTGGCAGCCCTCCGGGGCTCCCCCTTCACCCATAGATCCTTCTCGTCATCATTGCAGAGGGTGATTAGGGCTCCGGGGTGGGCCCTCCTAACTTGTCCCTTACGCTCATCTATCGCGTCCGCCCATAGCTCTACCTCCTTATACTTGGTAGGCAGGGGACGGCCCTCCTTAAGGCACCATTGGAGGATATGCGCGTAGTCCTTAAGGCTCCTCTTGGTAACGGTCCCGGACATAGCTACCATGCGTGTGTCTGGGTGCTCTGTGAAGTAGCGCCTAACCCTCCGGGTAACGGCTGCCTTAAGGTTCTTAAGCTTGTGGCACTCGTCCGCTATGATGAGGTCCGGGAAGTAGGAGGCCAGAGCCTCCGCAGCTTGGACCCTGCCTAGCCACTCGTAAGACATAACCCTAACGTAGGGAGGGAGGATCCAATGCCTCCCTAGCTCTCTCTGGTCCCTCTCTGTCTTGCCAATGAGCTTGGCAGGGACCAAGAGAAGGGGACGGCGGGAGAAGCTTACTGCGGGGGCTAGAAGGCTAAGCAAGGTCTTACCGGCCCCTACCCGCATTGGTCCAAACAAGCCTCCCCCTACCGTCCCTATCTCATACAGTGCTACAGCTTGGATCGGCCGTAGCCTCATCGTTCCGTATTGAGTACGTAAGACCTCCGTTAGTTGATCGGCTAGCGCCTCCGCTTCCTCATCGGACCAATGCCTCCGGGGGAGGTTGGTAACACGGGTAAGGCCAGGGCCTTGCTTTACCCGGTTGGCGCCACCTTGGGTGAATAGGCTAACCACGTTTAAACCTAGATGCGGCCTAGGCCTTGCTCTACCAGGGCTGCGGCTACGCTTTCCCGTTTCTTCCCGGAGTAGAGATGGGCTACCCAATCATTGCTTGCAATGAGCCTCTGGGTTTCACAACGCAGCACACCTTGGGCTTGTCGTGCTACGGACCATTCTTGAATGAAGTCCTTAGCAATAGTCCTGTGGTCCGGGCTCTCATTGATCCGGACCATGGCTAGCTGTGCCTTGAGGGTCCGGTAGAAGCCAAAGCCAAGGTCAAGGACTACCTTAACCGCTACGGCTCCGGAGTCGTCAATGCCAAGGACTTGGACTCCCCCCGCAGGGAAGATCCACTTATAGTCGTTAGTCATTACGGTTTGCCTTATGCCTCTCTACCAAGATGTAGGCCCGATCTTGGTGCGTGTAGTTGAGCCGGAGCCCCTCGCAAGGGTCCCCGGGGTTTGCTCCGCAGGAAGGACAAGCCCAATCCAACGGATCGGATTGCAGCTTGGCCCGTACCATCTCCTTTCCGTCACTTGCTCTGGCCATTGGGGATCACCATGACAACGATCGCGCGGCCGTCCTTGGCTGCCTCTAGGAGGCCCGTAACAAGGGCCATGGGATCGGTGGCCACCGGAGCCATGATGGCAGGCTGCGGGGCCACAGGGGCCGGCTGCGGGGCAGCTACCGGGGCTGGGGGAGGGGCTGGGGCCTCAGGGGCCGCAGCTGGGGGAGCTGCCTTGGTCTTGGCCTTGGTCTTGGCCTTTTTCTTCCCCACCTTCTTACCCTTGCCGGATGGCTTGGGGGGAGGGGCTGGGGCCTCCTCAGGGGCCGCGGGGGCCTCTGCGGGGGCCTCCGGTGGGTTGACGGTCCCGGACTTGGCCGGGACGCTTGTGGGGGCCTCTGCGGGGGCTGGGTGGGGCTCTGCGGGGGCCTGGCCTGCCTCCTCCCTTCGCTTGGCCAGCTTTTGCATAAAGGCATTGTGCGCGTTTCCTTGTCCCATGATTGATCGGATCCTTTGGCTTGCGGTTAGGTTGCATGTTTCGGCATAGGGACAACCCCCATAGGCCTCACACGCATCGGCGCTAGGCGGTAGCTCTAGGCCGGAGCTTATGGTTTCCCTTAGGAGCTTTTGCTCTAGGGCCGCTTTCTTGGTCTTTTCAAGTCGCGGTAGAATGTCCGCCATTGATACCCGTTGACAGACAGGGAGGGCCTTAGGGGCTCCTCTGGTCCTCATGTAGCCCCATTGGAGATCCACTACGTCCCCCTTATAGCCCCTCTCTTGGCTATCCAGGATCGTATCCCAAGCGTAGAGGGTGCTTTGGACGTTGGTTACCAGACCCTCCGGGGTAAGGGCCCACTTAAGATCGGTGGTTGACTTGTGGTCCCACACCTTGGGGATGGGTGAGTAGGGGTAGGGTAGCCTTACATCAATGAGCCCTTTAAACGCCACCCCAGCTAGGGTGCGTTTAACCGTTGTCTCAATCTCAAGGCCTGGGGTATTGGGGGGAGGGAGATGGGGGATCAATGGCATGATGATCTCCCCTAGCTCCGTAGCTGGGGCCGGTATGCCATCCCTTAGCCACTCCTCCGCGATCTTGTGTAGGGCGCTGCCCATGGCTGCATACTTGTTAGGCTTCCGGGGGAGCTTGTCGATCTTGTCTAGCGCCCACTTGCGGGGACACATCTCATAGGTGTCTATCTGAGAAGCGGAGGAGTGGAAGGGCTTGGCCATGGCTTAGTCCTCTGCGATGCGGGCTGCTACTTCCGGGACAACCACGAAAGCCTTTCGTGCAATGGCCCTCCAACGGTCCCTCACGTGTTCCTTACAGTCCTTCCACATTGTGATCGGCTGTTTTAGGCAGTTGTGTCGGTAGACGTTGTAAAGACAGATAGCCGTCTCTTCCTCTGCCTCCGCTAGGGATGCGGCCCTATCCCTAGCAGTGATCTCGTCTAGCATCGGATGTAACTGTGAAAGTCCGTTTAAACCGGCCTCTCTCAACACAGTTACATCCGAGCAACCATTGTCCGTTAGGGTTGCGATGTAGCCCAAGCGAGCCTCGTTAAAGGCTAGGTTGTCTATGCGTTTTACCTTACCCATTGTCTGTTCTCCCGTGGTTGATTGGTTAGCCCTTGTGGCTTCTCCGTAGCGTTGCTCTCTTGACCCAATAGGCAGAGATGCACTTATGGTTCCGGCAGACCCCTACGGGGTTCTTGCGGGCTGTGTGCTCTGTGATCTGTACGCCACATTCGGAGCAATGGATCTTGCCATCCTCCTTAGATACGTGGGGCTCTGCGGGGGCTGGGGTGGCTTCCGGTGGATTGGCCTTGAGCCCTTCGCACCATTGGTAGAGCGCACCCTTACAGGCTAGCTCCAATTGGCTGGGCTCCGCTGCCTCCGTGGCTTCTACCTTGCGATCGTTGATCGTCCCGGTGAGGGTACAGAGGATCTGCCCATTGTCCGTGAAGGAAAAGCGGGTAGTCTGTACCCCTTCCTTACGGGCTACGGCTAGGAATAGGTCTAGATTGTTCATACCAGATCCTCCCGGACGTAGGTAACGATCCTCCAGTCCTGTTGCCAGTCCTCATCATGAGAAGGCTCATAGTCATTACGATCCTTCTGGGCTTCCTTAGCCCCTGCCAGAGTGGGGTACATATCCCCTTCCTCTACGGGCCCTTTGGTCTTGGGGGAGATCACTGCATACAGTTTCTTAGGTACCCTCATGCTGGCTTCCTTTTCGTGATATTGGCAACGGCCTTAAGGGCCGTCTTGACCTCGGTTTCTCTCTTAAGGGCTGCGTCTATGTCTTCCTCCCCTATGTAATCGTCGTGATCGCTGGCCCATGCCTTAAGGGCTGCCACGTCTACGATGCGGTAGTTTTGCAATTGGTCAAACCCATCCTTGATTCGAGTCCGGCCGATTGAGATCGCGGCAATGGCACGCCTTAGGGTGGACACAGCTGGGGAGGGTCCCGGAAGGTAGGCGTCCCACATATCTAGCAGCCCCTTGACGTGGAGTAGAAGCTTCCCACCCTTCACCCTTACCCAGAGGGTGTTATTGCGTAGCCCCAGCTTGTTGGGGTCTACCAGGAAAGAGCAGAGCCAGCGACACAGGGAGGAGGCTAGCCCGGCCTTGGTTGCGAGGCCCAAGGCAAAGGCGTTAGAGGAGCTGCGGATCCCAAACCGGCCCACCGGGACCCACTTGTGATTGTCACGCAACCATAAGGCGTGCCTTGCTACTGTGTCCTCATCTAGCCACTTGTGGGTATTGCACGTAGCTAACCACTCCGCTGCGTCTGGGGTCACGTGTACCGATAGGAAGCGCTCCGAAAGGGCCTTAATGTCATTGATGCCTAAGGCCTCCCTTGTGGACACTAGGTCAATATTGTTGGCCGTAATGATGAGCCGGATAGCCCCTACCATATCGGCCTCGGATTGGAACTTGCGGGAGTACGGCCTAACCACGGCTTGAATGAAGTTGCGTAGCTCCTTAAGCCTAAGCTCTCCCCTCATATCGGTTGGGAGATATTCGTCCGCTAGGATGAGGGGGCAATCCGCGATCATGCTGTTAAACTGGCCCATGGCCTTATCGAGGGGAGTAGGCTGTTTAAACCCCCATAGCCTGGCCATGGTTAGGGCTAGGAAGGACTTACCCGCATCCGGGGCCCCCGTTAGGAGCAAGGCCACGGAGGGCCGGGAGAGCTTGGTAACGTAGGCTATCCAGCTAAGTAGCTCATGCTGTAGCAGACCCCCTAGCTTGCGTAGCCATATGTCCACGTCCCGGGAGAACCTAGGGGTTAGGTCTGTCCTGAGGGGGCAAGGGGCTTCCACTATGGTCCGGCTCTTGGTCCGGAACGTGGTTTCGTCAGCCGTGAGATCCACAATTGCCTTATGGGCTGCTACCCCATGTTCTCGCATGAGATCCGGTATGGGTTTAAACGTAATGTTGCCAGTCTTGGATATGTTGAGGAGCTGCACCGGGGCAGGGCTGAGGAGCACCAGAGATTGAGCGTAAAACTCGTCCTTGACGTAGGGCCCCCGGTAGCTGCCGTCTGCCCAGACGTAATAGTCCTTTCCCCTCTGGACGTAGTAGAAGTCCTCCGGTGGCAGCTCATCCGGTTGGTAGAGCTGTACCCTATCCGTGCCAAAGGCTAGCCTTATGCGCGTCCGCTTCCGCTCATCATCGGAGCGCTTGCGTTGCGTCGCTTGTCGCTGCCTTGCGGCTTGGATGGTTGAGAGCTTGGCTATTACGTCGTCAACCGTTAGGTGGTCCCTGGGGTGTAGGGAGGCCATTAGATCCAGGGACGGCCGGAATAGCTCCCCAATGGGTGCGGGATCGTAGTCCGGGAAAGCGTCTACAATCCGATTGCAGAGCTTGAAAAGCATTACGTCCCGTTCCCCTTGGGTGGCAAAGCTCTCCCCATTGCAGACCATGACAAGCCGGCTGCCTTGGTCCGCTAGGTAGGGCGTAGAGGACTTGGCCAGCTTTTTGGAGAAGGCCTCAAAGGCTGCCCGGCTAAGGACCGTGGTAGGGCTCTGAGGCTCACCAGGGCCCGGTAAGGGTGGGGGATTGCCTAGGAGCTTGTCTACGTCTATGGGGGGCCCCTCATTGACCGTAACGAAGTGTTTAGACGGATCATCCTCCGGGGGACAGAACGGCCCAAAGTACAACCGGCTTTCGTCCTTGCACTGTGGATCTCCGTAGCCCCCCATAAGCATTACCAGGGCCTCCCAGAAGTCCGACCATTCCTCTGGGTGGACCTCCCGGGAGAGCCGGAAAAAGATCCGGAAGCTGAGGAGGGGCAGCCGTTTAAAGTAGCTGTAGGTGGAGTAAGCCACGTAGCCGTAGGGCTGGGCTAGCTCGATAGTGTGGTTTGCTTGCTCTAGGGTGAGCTTGTCCAAGTCCAGGGGCCCGTAAGAGAACCCTATAACGTTGTCATTAGCCCTAGTCTCGCCAGGCTCATAGATGGCAGGGGACACAGCTGGGCAGAGGGTCTTGGATTGGCGGACCTCATGGGGGCCTATGTCCTTGGTAAAGGCCTCCCAATCGGCATAGGTCCGCATGATGGGATCGTTATCCCTGGCGTGCCTGAACAGGGACACCCTCATGGCAACCACCCAAACAACGCTTGCGCTAGATGCGGCAAGACACAGCCGCAAGGGATGAGATGGATCCGGTAGCCTGGGGACGCGCAGAGGCTCTGATACCAGGACCGGTATCCTGCCCCAAGGCAGACCGGGCAGCTGCGTCTAAACGTGGCTAGGCTCATGGGAGGACCCTCCGGGTAGCGTTGCGGACTCTGCGGCGCATTGTGTTTAAACGGGGCTTCCAAGCCATGGGGCCAGCCCATCCCCATCGTTTTACTACCCATTGCCTTAGGGTTAGGTCCTGCTTTGAGCTGTTACAGCTGCGGCAAGCCGTGACTAGGTTAGTGTGGTGGTTATGGCCTCCGTTAGACCTTGCCCGGACGTGATCTAGGGTAAGGCTGAGTCTGGGGTACTGTCGATTGCAGTAGACGCACCTAAACTCATCCCTGGCGTAGATCCGTAGCCGTTTGCTGTGGCGGATCCAGCCGGACCTATGGCCCCTCTTACGGCAGCTCATGGGCCTAGCCTCCGTTCCTTTTCCTCTTGTTCGCAATCGGGACAGCGATCCCGGACCGGGACGCTATGGGAGCAACGCAGGACCGTGGGTCCCTTGGTAGGGGGTAGATCCTCGGGCCCATAGGGCTCCGAGAAGGCATGAGGCAGCCTTGCCCTACCCGTGACAAGCCAGTCACAAGAGACGCGGTAGAGGGCCGCTAGCTGCCCAAGGATGAGGAGGGAGGGGGCTGTCCGCTCCGCTTCGTAGTTGGCGATCGTCGCGGCACCCATATCGAGGGCCTTCCCTACTGCCGTCTGGGTAAGTCGAGCCGCAGCCCTGGCAGCCCTTAGCCTTGCACCTACACCTAAAGGAGTCATAGGGAACCATAAGAACACAGTAGGGGTGTAGCGGTCAAGCCCAGCGATCCGGGACCGGCCAGCTGGCCTAATGAGTAGCCGAATCTTGAACGATTCCGGGATTATGGGGGAGGGCTACTCAGCTACGGTAGCAGTGAGTAGAAAGTGAGTAGCCGCAAGTGTGGAGAATCGCATAGGAAAGGGGTGTTTTACTCATTACTCACTACTATACCTATATAGAAGGAAGAAAAGAGGAGGTATGACAGAATATGTCATGGGTAGGATAATGTCCTACTAATTGAGTGTTTCTCTCCTATATGACTTGTAGGAAGGCCGATCGCCAGCCCTTAGGGGTGCTAAGTATGCGGACCATGGTTGGCAAGTGTGCATAATCATTGGAAGGGTGGGCGCTACTCACCTAATGAGTAAGTGAGTAGAAACGCTGTAAGGGCCTGATATCGTTCTAGTTGTTGCTACTCACTTCTTACTCACTTCGTTTTTTAGTGAGTAGACCTCTGTAGGTATGCGGAATGGCTAGGGAATCGGCTACTCAGCTACGTTTAACTTAGGGGTGCGGATTGTGGCCTAAGCCGTGGATATGGCTAGGGAATCGGCCGGAGTGCTTTTCTCTACCGATCGGTAGGTAGCGTAAGTAGCCGTAACGTGGTAGGCTAGTTTAAACGCTATGCTAGCCCTTACGTATGACGCAGAGCACCCATGGTATCGCCAGCCGTGCGACACTGAGTTTAGCTGGCCCATGTTCCAAGCCTTTAGGGACCTCCCTAGACCTAGGTGCCTAACGGCCCTAGCGGAGGCCACAGGGAAGGCCATAGGCACGCTACGGGCCTGGCATAGGGAGCACGGTTGGGGGCTGCGGGTAGCTGCGTGGGACGATCACTTGGACCGCAAGTTACAGGCCACAGTGATAGACGTTCTAGAGGAGGATGCCAGAGACAGGGCCAAGAGGCATATAGCGCTCCTCTTAGACCTAGAGGCGCTAGCGGTCAAGGCTGCGGAGGAGTGCCTAGAGAGGGCCGATAAGGGAGAGAAGCTGCGATGGTCCCCCCGGGAGATCGTCCAGATGACTAAGGCCACGATTGAGCTACAGCGCCTCATCTATGGCGAGACTACCGCCAACGTGCATAACACGCATGACTTAGGGGCCCTCACCTTGGAGGAGCTAGATACCATGCGAGCCTTGCAACTCAAGGCCGGAGGGAGTTAGGCTTGTCCTGCGGCCCCCTTCCTAGCTTCCCCCCCGGCTAGGTTGGGGGCCTTTTTCGTGGTATCCTCAGAGGCTCAAAAGGGTAGGCCCTGGACATTGGTGTCCAGGGCCTTTTTCGTGATATGGGTGGGATCTCTTGTTGTGTGCGCGTCCCGTGGTTGAGATGCGGAGGCCCCCTCTCCGGAGGGGGCCTTTTTCTTGACCGGGGCCATAAGGCAGGACTAAGGTAGAGACGCTATGATTACCAAGATCAAGACACCGGAAGCACTCAACCACGATCTAGTAGGGGGTAGCTGGCCAGCTGGGCTAGTGCCTATCTCCGTCCACTTCCTGCGGCGGACGCGCAAGCGGAGGACCAACCTAACGGAGGCCGTAGTCCGTCTAAACAAGCTGCCTCCGGCTGTGCTCTATAAGGGGGTCCTATACCTCCCGGACCCCAAGACTCCCGGAGGCCCCTTCCAAGAGAAGCACACAGCTAGGGAGTATGTGTGGATCGTCAAGCGTTGGATCAAGACTCCGGAGTGCTTCGACCCTACCGGCCTCCTCTCTATCAAGCCTGTAGCGGTATGTGAGGACTGCGGTAGGGTTTGGACCGGGACGGAGGAGCTGTGCCCCCCATGCATGGCCAAAGGCGTTAGAGGGGCTATTAAGGCCGTGAGGGACACAGACCCTCCCCCGGACTCGGAGCCGGAGGTAGAGGTAGACTCGGAGCCTATGCCCGATACCCAATCCAGCCCAGCGCTTGACTAGCGGAGGCCTTAGGCCTACCATCCTAGGACACCCTCAACCACGGAGTTACTGCTATGCCTAGGTGCGAAGATTACCCTTGTTGTGGCCATGAGCTTGGATGCTGCCCAGAGACGGATCCGGATACCGGAGAGGTCCTTAGCATGACTTGCACTTGCGGAGCTAAGGTCCCCCTTGGGTCCCGGTTCTCAATCTGCGACGCTTGTCTAAACGCTCCGGATCCGGATGATCCGGCCGGAGACTACTACCCCGATCCGGGACCGGGGGAGGATGTAGAGGAGGACTACGGCTACTAGCTAACCACTTCCTTAACTGAACCGTTGCACAACTTGGCCCCCTCCCCGGAGGGGGCTATTCTTTTGGGTATGTCTCAATCATGCCTGCTAGCTCTGTTTGGTCCGGCTTGGGCCGTGGTCTTGGACGCATCCGGAAGGGTGCAAGATGTGATCCAAAACCCCTATGCAAGACCTAAGCCAAACCTTAATTCCGATACTGAACAGATGTTAAGTCGAATCGTTTTTGAGGCTCCGAGGTATCCTAGGGTACCCCGGGACTAAGAGCCCTCCTAGGGGCCTCTGAGGCCCAGCAATCCGTAAGGGGTAACGTAGGTATGTGTCGTTATTGGGTAAGTCTTGAACATACCTGAACACTTGTCTTACCCCTTAACGTAAACCTTGGCATGGCCTTTGCTACGCACCTACGCGCGGAGGTTTAAACTGTGGTAGGCTCCACTCCAAGGCCCATGGGTTCCCTATCCCCATGAGCCCCAAGCCCACCGGACCTCCGTACTAGCCCGGTGGGCTTTTTTCGTGGGGGACGAAAAAAAGTGGTTTAAACGTTTGCATTACTCTAAGGCTTGGGTTACCGTTGTTGAGTAGTCAGTAACCAACCACGGAGCAAGCCATGACAAAGACCAAGACCTCCCGCAAGTCCCCCAAGGCCTCCAAGTCCTCCGCAGCCCTTTACGCCAGCCGTGAGGAGTGGCTTAACGCGCTAGTGGAAGAGATGCGGCCCGTCTTCCTAGAGGCCGGTTGCCCCATCCCTGAGAAGGTCCGGGTTACCATGAGCCTTACCCGCAAGACCAAGGCTATCGGGACTTGCTTCGACAAGAGCATGAGCAAGGACAAGCATTACGAGATCCTCATCCGGCTAGACCAAGCTGAGGCCTCCAAGGTCGCAGAGATCCTCTGCCATGAGCTGTGCCACGCAGCCGTAGGGACCAAGGCTGGCCACCGGGGAGCTTTCAAGAGCTGCGCCCTTGCGGTAGGCCTTACCGGCAAGATGACTGCCACGGTAGCCGGTGACTACTTCGTAGAGTGGAGCACCCCCATCCTTGCCAAGCTTGGGTCCTTCCCCCATGCGACCCTGAACCTCTCCAAGGTCAAAAAGCAGGGGACTCGCCTTCTCAAGGTTGAGTGCCAGGACTGCGGCTACATCGCACGAGTAACCGCCAAGTGGTTGGGGGACCTCGGAGCCCCTATCTGCCCGTGCAACCATGAGCCCATGGCCGTCTGCGACTGAGGCTAACCGGCCCCCTCTGTCCGGCCTCAGAGCCCCTCTAAGGGCCTGAGGCTTTGGAGGTAGTAGACCCTCAACCACGGAGTTTAAACCATGACTAAGGAAGCCCTACGCAAGTCCTACCGCAACGCGCTAGACGGACTCACCTACGATAACGCTAGCCCCAGCGAGGTCCGGGCCGCGATAGAACAAAAGGTAGGTATCCCGGATTCCCCAGCCGCTTGGGTTGAGGCTATCGAGTCCGTCAAGATGCCTTGCAAGCGTTGTGCGTCCACTGGCCGCTTTATTACCCGGGTAGAGAATGGGGTCCCGACCGGTCCCGGAGGAGTCTGCTACCGTTGCGATGGTAAGGGCTACCAGACCCACAAGGATGGCCACCGGAACCATACGCACGATCGACACTACGATCCCATCCTCACCTAGCCAACCGGCCCTAAGGGCCTCCCTCAACAAGCCCCCTATCCGGGGGCTTTTTCTGTTTGACCTCCTCTAAGGGATGGGTTACCTTTGAGACTGGCCAGAGATCCCCAACCACGGAGTTTAAACCATGACTAGCCGAAACCCCTTCGCCCAAGCTGCCAAGCTCAAGACCTCCCGCATTGACTCAGGCCGGTATGAGTTGGAGCTATTCGGCCGTATCCTCTGCGTTGCGAGTCAGAGTTGTAAGGGCTCCCGTAACCGTTGGGTGGCCTATGCCAGGGACGATTACCCCCGCATCTCCGCAGCTAGCAGAGAGGCTACAGAAAAGTGGATCGCTAAGTGGATGGTAGATGGGGATGGGGAGTTGGGGCAGACATTCCCTAGCTACCCCACCCTCAGAGCCGCTAAGCAAGCCATCCTAGACGCAGACCTCCTACATAGCGCGCACCTTGAAAAGGCCGCTAAGGAGGCCGCTAGGCCCAAGGCTTACGACTTGGCAGACCAAGCCTTGACCTTGGCGGACGATCTAAACGTAGCTGGGGACGACACACAGCTACCTAGCGCCAAGGTTTGGCGGGATGGCAAGTGGACAATGGGTCCGCATGGGGCTGCCGTCCGTTGCGCTGTAGAGTGCCTACAGACCCTCTACCAGAACCATCGCAAGGCTGAGGCCGTGGTAGATATGTCCTTCTCTAGCGGAGAGCATAGGCCGGAGGACTTGGAGTGCTACGCGGAAGAGTACGATCGGGAGCAAGCCCGGAAGGCTGAGGAGGCCAGGCCACGGCCCTTTAGTACGGAGCCGGAGCAAGATCGCGCAATCCGTTTAAACCTCAGGGCAGGCTATGAGGAAAGCATTAGGGCCCGCCTTAGCCAAAGGCATAGGGAGCCCCACGGAACCCCCAAGCGGAGGGCTCTGCATAAGCGTATCCGCGATTATGTGCGCCACATTCGAGCGCTCTAAGCCCCTCTCACTTGACCCTAACCACTAGCCTAGCTTAAGCTCTTAGACGCTAGTACGGAACCCAGGGGCCCTAGGAGGGCTCCGCTCAACCAACGGAGATCGCTATGTCCGGAATCACAGACAAGATCCGCAACGCTGCCAAGTCCAAGCCGGAGGAGGCCCCCAAGACAGACCCCAAGCCCAAGGCCTCTGAGAAGGCCCCTAAGGCGTCCAAGCCCAAGCCCAAGCCCAAGGCAGCCCCCAAGCCCAAGGCCAAGCCCAAGGCCCCTAAGAAGGCCAGCAAACCCAAGCCCAAGACGGCCCCCAAGCCCAAGGCTAAGAAGGCTGCTAAGAAGGCTCCCCCCAATCCCAAGGGAGTCCACCCAGAGCCTATCCCGTTCAACAAGTCCGTTAGGGACTTCTCCAAGGTGTACCTAGCGGATCTCATCCGGGAGGCTTGCGCTGCCATGGGTGTGTCCCATGCGGAGCTTGCACGCCGCTTGGAGATTAGCGGCCCTCGCATCCCTGAGATCCTCCGCTCGGAGAACATTACGGAGGGCCTGGCCTCGCGTTGCTTTGGGGCCCTCGGAGTGGACCTAGAGATCCGCATGGTCAAGAGGGAGGGCTAGGGGGTGAAGGACTGGACCCATGAGCCCTTAGACTCCGTGCTAAGGGCTCTGCGGGAAGGGGACGGCCCTACCATCTATAAGCATAGGGCAGACCTTATCCGGTGGTTGGAGGAGCTACGCAAGCGAAGGGAGGCCGATCGTGCCAAGCCCTAGATACGATTACGCAGAGTGTATCGCTTGTGAGGGCTCCGGCTACCGGAGCAACGCAGGCCCCGGAGTTGATCCCAAGTGTGGAGCCTGTAACGGTGTAGGTATGACCAAGACCCTTAAGGAGAATGTGCAGCACAGTAGCGCCACCAATGAGCACTACACCCCTAAGGCAATCGTAGAAGCTGCCAGGGCTACACTAGGGACGATTGAGTTAGACCCCGCATCATGCCAGCTAGGTAACTCCGTGGTTGGGGCTATGGCTTGGTATGGTCCGGGAAGCGACCTAGCGGAGGATGGCCTAGCGGAGCCATGGCTAGGTAAGGTCTTTCTCAATCCCCCCGGTGGCAATGTCCCGGAGCAATACAAGGGCCTTGGGACCAAGAGCAACGCAGCCCTTTGGTGGTCCGCGCTAGCGGGCTATTGGAGTGAGGGAGAAGTAGAGGCAGCGATCTTCGTAGGCTTCACCTTGGAGATCCTCAGGGCTGCCCAAGCCATAGACGTAACCCAGCCCTTGGACTTTCCCCTCTGCGTGCCCAAGAGCCGGATACGGTTTGACACAGAGGAAGGGGGTAAGAGGATCGCTAGCACGTCCCCCACCCATGCTAACGTGATCGTCTACCTTCCTCCCAAGCCTTGGAAGATTGGCCGGAAAAGCTCTACCGTAATGGTGGACCAATTCGTTAGCGCCTTCTCCCCTCTGGGTAAGTGTCGCATCTAACCCAAACCCTTGAACCTGTTTAAACAGCCGGCCCCTGTAGTGGGGGCCGGCTTTCATCGTTATGGTTACAGCATTGCAGCTAGGCAGATTGGCAGACACAGAGAGGGAGATCCTACGGAGGGCCCCAGACCCTCTGTATCGCTTCCTAACGATGGCTTGGCCTGAGATAGACCCTAGCCCCTTCGTTGATAATTGGCACCTTCCTATCGTCTGTGAGAGGCTCCAAGCGGTATCCCGTGGAGAGATCAAGAGGCTTGTTATCAACGTCCCTCCCGGGACTACCAAGAGCCTTACCGTTAGCGTGGCCTGGCCAGCTTGGGAGTGGATAGACCGGCCCTCTACTAAGTGGATGTTTGCGAGCTATGACGCAACCCTAGTAGGGACCGTCCAAGGGGGAAGGGTGATAGGGCTCCTCCAATCAAAGTGGTTCATTGATAGATGGGGGGAGGTCTTAGCGGATAAGGCCCCAGCCGCTAGCATGTTCCAAACCACGTCCGGGGGCTTTCGCTTTGCCACGTCCCCCGGAGGTAAGGGGACTGGTAGGCACGTAGACATTCAAGTAGTAGACGATCCCAACAAGCCGCAGGAAGTTGGGGGTACCCATGCTGTAACTAAGAAGGCCATTAACGCTGTATCCCGTTGGTACCATGCTACGGCTGCTAGTAGGCGCGCGGACCCTGCCAACTTCCGCAGAGTGATCGTTATGCAGCGCTTGCATGAGGATGACTTGGCCGGAGAGATGCTACGGGAGAAAGGGTGGGATCATCTATGCCTCCCAATGCGGAAGACCCATAAGGTATGTGTATGTCTCAAGGACTGCACCCCAGAGGATCCGCGGACAGAGGAAGGGGAGCTACTATGGCCGGAGCGCTTCCCGGAGAATGTGGTTAAGGAGCTAGAAACTACAGAGATGGGCCCGGCCGTTGCGGCAGCTCAACTAGAGCAGAGGCCTACCCCTGCCTCCGGAGGTATGTTCCAAAAGCATTGGTTTAGATACTGGCACCATAACCAAGGGGTTAAGCCCCCAGCGGATGACGAGTTTCCTTGTAGCCAAGACTTCTGTAAGCCCCTCCCCAGGACCGGGACGTTTCTACAGTCTTGGGATATGACCTTTAAGAAGGGGGACGGGACGGACTACGTAGCCGGTGGGTTGTGGCTTAAGGTTGGGGTGGACTTCTTTCTAGTCCACCAAGTTTGCCGGAGGATGAGCTTTACGGAAACGGTAGCGGCCCTAGAGGCTATGACCGAAAGAGAGCCCAGAGCCGTAACCAAAGCGATAGAGGATAAGGCCAATGGGCCAGCCGTAGAGGATACCCTTAAGAGAGACATTCCGGGGATCGTGCTAGTCAACCCAGAAGGGGGTAAGGAGGCTAGGGCTAATGCGGTAACTGGATTGTTTGAAGCGGGTAACGTCTACATCCCTCATCCGATCCTAGCTCCTTGGGTGCAGGACTACCGTACTCAATTGGTCACGTTTCCTAGGGGTGTAAACGATGATATGGTAGACCAAACCTCCCAAGCCCTAATCCGTTTACACGTCCGTAGCGCTCCGTTAGCGGAGGCTATGAAGGCCCTTAAGGCAAACAATGGGTAACAGCATTACTAGGCCGCACTACTTGGACAAGCTCTACAGCATTGGGGAAGCCATCCAAGGGGCCCTCCGGATCGACAATTGGCAGAACCTCCTTACCGGTCTAGGGACCTCCCGGGATAAGACGGTCTATGGTCGCTTCGTTCACTTGCAACGGATCGACGATCAAGAGCTAACCTCCCTCTACCACCAATCATCCGACGCTAGGAAGGTGGTAGCGTTTAAACCGAGGGAGATGCTAAGGCAGGGGTTCCGGATCAATATCCCGGAGGATGAGGAGGCTACGGCAGACCTAACCAAGGCTATGCGAAACCTTAGGCTTTCGCGTCACTTCCTTAACGGGATGATCTGGGGCCGGCTGTATGGTGGGGCTGCGATTGTGATGGGGGTGGATGATGGCCAGGCGGCGGACCAACCTCTAAGGGAGGACAGAATCCGATCGCTAAACTTTATGCACGTAGTAGACAGACGCTACCTCATGCCTGCGGACTACTATGACGATCCGATCAACGATGAGTTTTTCGGAGAGCCTGAGGTTTTCCAATTGGTGCCTAGGCGAGGGGGCAACTCCGTTAGGATCCATAGGTCAAGGCTTATCCTCTTCCCGGGAGCACATACCTCGGATGAGGAACGGGACCGCCTAGGAGGATGGGACTACTCAATCATTGATGTAGTTTACCAAGAGCTTAGGGCCTTCTGGTCTGTGTGGAAGTCCGCAGAGCACCTTATGTCCGACGCTAGCCAAGCCGTGTTTAAACTACAGGGGCTAATGGCTATGATCGCTGGGGGACAGAAGGACATTCTACAGCAACGTCTAGAGATCGTAGATATGTCCCGGAGCGTAGCTAGGGCCGTAATGCTAGACGCAGAGAATGAGGACTTCGACCGTAGGCCCTCATCTTTTACGGATGCGGCAGGGATGCTAGATAAGTTTATGCTTAGGCTCGCATCCGTTACGGACATTCCGGTTACCATCCTCATGGGCCGTAGCCCGGCCGGACAGAACGCTACCGGAGATGCGGACTTTCAACACTTCTACGATAACGTCAAGTCTGCCCAAGAGAATGAGCTAAGGCCAGAGTTAGAGAGGGCTATCCGGATCATCATGCTTTCCGAGGATGGCCCAACCGGAGGAGTAGAGCCGGACGATTGGACGCTAGAATTCGAGTCCCTGTGGCAGCTCACCCCCAAGGAACAAGCGGAGCTAGAAAAGCTCACAGCCGATAAGGACAAGCTCTACACAGATTCCGGAGTCCTGCTACCGGAGGAGGTAGCCCTAAGCCGCTTCCGTCCGGATGGGTGGTCCCCGGAAACGAACATTGACCGGGACGCAAGGGAGGAGATGCTAGCCGTAGAGTTGGCAGAGCCTACGGAGCCGGAGCCGGAGCCTACGGAGGGTGAGGGAGAGCCTGAACCTACAGAGACGGAGCCAGCTTCCGGGGGCTCCGTCACCTTGGCACCTACGGACATTGCGATCTTTACCACTGTCAACGAGGGCCGGGCTTCTCAGGGCTTGGGTCCCTGGCACATCCCGGAGGAGGGTGCTTTGACGATCGCAGAATTCAAGGCCCGTAAGGAGGCAGAGGGGGAGAAGGTTGGAGCCGCAGAGGGTGCAGTAGAGGCTAAGGAGATCGCTGGGCCTGAGGGGGCTTCTACGGGCCCCCAGCCCCCGGACGGTTCAGAGCCCCAGCCCCCAGCCCCTCCGGCCTCAGAGCCCCCAGCTACGTCCAGTAACGGGACGCTAGAGCCGGACGTAGACACTACACCCCAGGAAGGGGCAGAGACGGAGGAGTCCCTAGAGGATGAGGAGTGATCGTGGTTGCCACGGTAAGCCCTCAGCTACTCCGCTCCGCTAGACGGAGGGGCCGTCTAAACAGAGCCGCTAGACGGTCCCTTGGGCCCAAGCCTCCGAGGGCCGCGGCTCTGCGGCTAGCGCGATCCATAACCAAAAAGCTAGACCGGTTTAAACGGGACGTGGAAGAGATCCTATTCCCGGAGCTAGACAAGCTGGCCGTTGCTGCCGTTGTTACGGACTCGGCCGATCGGTTGGATGCGGTCCCGGGGCATATCCAAGGGAAGCTAGACATACTGGCCTTGAGACTACAGACGGCCTTTAGGGATACGGCTGTAGTGGAAGACTTAGAGCTAGCCGCAGAGGATGTAGCCAAGTTTAATCAGGCACAGCTTAGGAAGGTGCTAGGGGTGTCTATCGTAGAAGCGGACGCAGGGATAGCAGCGCAGATAGACAACTTCATAGCGATCAACACAAGCCGCATTAAGACCCTAGCAGGTTCGCAGCTACAGGGGCTTAAGGATATCCTAGAGAGGCCGGGAGCTTTGGGGTCTACCCATACCTCTGCTCTTAAGAAAGAGATAGAGCAATTCCTTGGGACCAAGACCAGGGCTAGGGCAGCCCTAATAGCTAGGGACCAAACCCTTACCCTTAATGCCCAGATTACCCGCAACAGGCAACAGAACGCAGGGATCCGGGAATACGTTTGGACTACCTCCGGGGATGAGAGGGTGAGGGACACCCACGCAGAGTTAGACGGTACCGTCCAACGTTGGGACGATCCTCCGGTTACCTCCGATGATGGCAGGACCAATCATCCGGGAGAGGATTACCAGTGTCGTTGTACGGCCTTCCCGGTATTGCCAGAGCTAGGGACGGAGCGCTTTACTCCGTAGCTTTGGGGCCCGATAACATACCCCTTTAAACGGCCTGGGGAATGATGTAGGTTTGGGGGTAGTACCAATCCGAGGCCCCATTATGTCTGAGGTTCTAAGGCTAGACTTCCAACGGTTTACTAAGGTAGAGCGTACCCCTTCCGGTGGTATGCGTGTCCCTGCCAATCTAACCCGGACCGGAGTCTTTACCTATCGGCAGCCGGACGGCACCATTAGGAGAGAGCTTAGACTCCCGGAGGAGGTCTTTAAGAAGGACAGCCTAGCTACCCTCTTGGGTGCTCCGGTTACGGACCTACATCCTGCGTCAATGGTGGACCCATCCAATTGGCGGGAGGTTAGCGTAGGTCACGTAGGAGAGGCTAAGGAGGATGGTAAGTACGTAGCCGGACGGCTAGACATTCTCGATAGCGGAGCCATTGCGGCCGTAGAGAAGGGGGACCGTAGAGAGCTGTCCTGCGGTTACCGTTGCAACCTTGAGGAGTCCTCAGGGACGCATGAGGGGGAACGGTACGATGCGATCCAACGTGGGATTGTATACAACCACGTAGCCATAGGCCCTAAGGATTGGGGAAGGGCTGGCAATAAAGTTGCTCTCCGGTTGGATAGTTTAGACGCTATCCAAGTGGAGCCTAAACCGGAGGGTGCTCCTCCGTCTAAGAAGGAAGTTAGATCAATGAAGATCCGTATTGACGGTATCGAGTATGAGGCAGGCTCCTCCGCGCACCTACAGGCGGCGGAGAAGCACGACGCAGCCAACCAAGATCGTATTGCCACCTTGACCAAGGAACGGGATACGGAGAAGGCCAGAGCCGATGCGGCAGAGGGCCGCGCGGATAAGGCAGAGGAAAGCCTTAAGGAGGCCTCCGATCCGGAGAAGCTGGAAAGCTTGATCGCGGATCGCGTGCAGCTGCACACAGACGCTAAGAAGGTCCTTGGATCGGATTACGATCCATCCGGGAAGGCTCCCCGGGAGGTAATGGTGGAAGCCATTAAGAAGGACGCTAAGGACTTTGATCCGGACGGCCGGACAGACGACTACGTGTCTGCCTACTTCGCTGCCACGGTTAAGAACCATAGCCGGGCCGGTGAGGGTGGTAACGGTATGGCTGCGGCTAGGGACGCAGCTGCGGGAGGGGACCGCAAGGACAACAAGCCCAACTCATCCGAGGATGATCGCAATGATTCCGATGCGGCCAAAAAGCGGATGCATGAGAACAATCGGGACGCTTGGAAGCGTCCCCTAGCTTTCAACTCCAAGCGAGCACAGCAGTAAGGTAGAGGTTCCACTATGCAACTCAGTTATGCAATCAACGCAGCCGTAGCCCGTAGGGGTATGCTGGCAGACGCAGGGGCCGACAAGCTAACGATTTCCCGATTGGTGGAGTTGGCTGCCGGTATCCCGGCCGGAGTCATGGTTACCCGTGATGGGGCCACCGATGAGGAAACCCAATGCCTGTTGCCTACGGCTGCGGCGGACCTTACGGACGATCATCTCCTGGGGATCACTCTCTACGATGCCTCTAAGGAGCCTGGCACCAATGCCGGGGATAATGAATACGATGATGAGGAGGCCGTTCCGGTTCTCCGCAGGGGCCGAGTGTGGGTCATTGCGGAGGATGATGTAACGGTAGAGGCCGGAGCCCAATGCTACGTCCGGCATACCTCCGGGACCGGGACTCAGCTGGGGGCCTTCCGCATGGATGCGGATACGGCTGCCGCAGCTGCGATCTCTAACTGTCGCTTCGTTACGGCTGCCCATACGGTTAGCATTAACGGCGTGTCAATGACCGTTGCCATGGTTGAGATCAACCATCCTAACGCCTAAGGAGAGACTACGATGGGACTCAATCTAGCACTTGTTCGCCACGTTGCATCGCAGCTGGGGATCAACCTCGACACAGACGATAACGGCCTCCGGCAAGACACCGGAGAGACGGCAGCCTTTGCGCGTCAATTGGAGTATGTCTACGCCACGACATACGACATTAAGCACGCAGCCCTTAGGGCCCGTGAGTTTATCCCGGTGGATAGCTCCGTTCCTTCCGGCGCTGATAGCTACACCTATCAGCAATGGGATATGTTTGGGGAGGCTAAGATTATCGCTAACTACGGCGATGATCTTCCTAGGGTGGATGTGCAGGCTAAGGAGTTTACCGCTCCGGTCAAGAGCCTGGGTAACGCCTATGGCTTCTCTATTCAAGACGTGCGACGGGCCGCAATGTCCGGGGCCAGTCTTGAAACCCGTAGGGCAACCATGGCACGTAGAGCGCACGAGCAAGCGATCGACCAGATCGGTGCTTTTGGCGATGCTGCCGCAGGGCTGCCGGGCTTCCTCAACAATACGAACATTCCCACGGTAGCTCCGGACAATGCACCTTGGTCCAGCGCTACGGCCTTGGAGATCATCGCGGATCTGAACAAGCTAGTTAACAGTATCATTACTGTTACCTTGGACGTGGAAAAGCCGGATACGTTGATCCTGGATCAAGCCTCTTTCCAGCTTATCAATACGGCTCCAATGTCCGCTACCGGGGATGCGGATAAGACGATCCTTAGGTTCTTCCTAGACAACAACCCCTATATCCAGAGCATTGACTCTTGGACCAAGCTTACCGACGCAGGGGCCGCAGGGGTTACCCGGATCGTTGCCTACCGCAGAGATCCGGAGGTTCTCCAGATGGTGATCCCGCAGGAATTCGAGCAACTCCCGCCACAGGCTCGCAATCTCGAATTCGTGATCCCCTGCCATAGCCGTAAGGGTGGAGTTAAGATCCACTATCCGCTGGCTTGCGCTTTCATGGATGGGACCGGAGAGTAGCGCCACCAGAAACCGATAGGGTTTAAACGCCCTAGAGCCCCAGCCCTAGAGCCTCTCCGGAGGCCTAGGGCTTTTGGGGTAAGTACGGAGGAAAACACAATGCCGATTCTGTTTAACAATACGGAAACCCTTATCCACGGACCCAATGCCCCGGAGGTTGGTATGCCTCCCCAAGTTTGGCTACCCGGGAAGAACCCTCTAGACCTCGACTATTGGAACGAGGTCAAAGAAAACTTTATGGTTAAGCGCTGGCTTAAGGCCCGGATCAAAAAGGCCGGTAAGCCAATGGTTGAGGTAGACCTTAAGGCAGATATGCCGGACCCAACCAAGCCCCCAGCCTTGGAGGATCTGGTAGCTCATGCAGAGGACTTTGAGGTCCAAGAGATGCTAGACGATCGGTCCACCCCGGAAACGTGGAAGGCCGTACTCCAGACGGCTCTAGGACAGCTCAAGGCTAAGAAGGTCCAAGAGAAGGCGGACGCAGACGCTAAGCGCCTACAGACCCGCATGGGGGAGGACAAGGGCCTTAGCAATATCCCGGTTCGCTTGGCTGTGCCCAAGGTGAATCAAGAGACGGACCCCAAGATCCTTACGGCTTGGTATGACTCGGAGGATCGCTCTACCGTCCGTAGCGCCATTGATAGGCGTATGGGGGAGTTGGAGGCAGCTGGGGACCAAGAGGACACCCCGGACTCCGAAACGCCCACAGAGGAGCCCTCAGAGGGATAGGCAATGGCTGTAGACGTGGACACCTTCCGGGAGCGCTTCCCGGAATTCGAGCCTGCTACACCGGAGATGATCCGGGGAGCCATCGCCCAAGCTACCTCCCGGGTAGACTCTGAGGTCTGGAGAGACAAGACAGACGTAGGGATTGAGTGGTTGGCTGCCCATATCCTAGCGTCCGGGCAATTCGGGAAGATGGCTAGGTTAGTCTCTAAGGAAGGATCCACGGTCTACCAGCAACGCTTTAAGGAGCTTGTTAACGAAGTAGCCGCAGGGTTTCGAGTGGTTTAAACGTGCCTACCAGGATCACAGATCGGGACCGGGGATATAAGTCCTTGGTTAGGCGGATTGGGAAGATGAGCCGTAAGGCCGCTATCCTTACCGTTGGGATCCATGATGACGCAGGGTCTACCGGTGGCTTGTCCGTTGCTGCCGTTGGAGGCTTTCACGAATTCGGAATGGGGAACAATCCGGAGCGATCCTTTCTGCGATCCTGGTTTGATGAGAAAGAGGCAGACATAGCGGACATGATGACTAAGGCAGAGGTTGGGGTATACAAGGGGACCACTACCCAAGAGCAAGCGCTAGAACGTCTGGGCCTCCGCTTCGTTGGAGAGGTCCAGGCCAAGATCGTTGGAGGGATTCCCCCAGCAAACGATCCCGCAACCATTGCGCGTAAGGGTTCCTCTACTCCGCTAATCGACACTGGCCACCTAAAGTCTGCCATTAAGCACAAGGTCAAGTAACGTGGATTGGGCGACCATACGACCGGCCTTAGAGGATCTCTTCTGTAGCCTATCGGGACTTAAGACCTATTGGCGAGACAAGCCACGTCCGCTAGCGGACCCCAAGCAACAAGCTATCTGCCTACTGCACGTAAGGCTTACCAAGGGTCTGGGTAACGATGACATTAGGTCTAGCTACGATGCTGCCGGAGATCCTACCGGGACCGGTATCACCTTCTCTGCGGCTGGCCTCCGGTTGGTTAAGTTTGACGTTAGGGTAGAGAGCTATCGGCAGGATGACGATCGTTTTGCCTACAATGGGATCTGTAGGGTCCGGACTGGCCTTAGCTTCCCTAGCTCTAAGGCAGCGCTAAGAGCCGTAGAGCTGTCCGTAAAGTGGGCCGGGGATGCGATAGACTTCCCGGTGTCTAGCCTAACGGAGCGCTTAGACTTTGACGATCGGGTTACTTCCGTAGCCCAACTAGACCTAGAGCTAAACGCTGTATCGTGCATAGACGATCCAGTCAAAACCACTTGGATAGAAACCGTAGAGGATCCAGAGGGAACCTTTAACCCTCCGTGCTAGGAGCCTATAAGAATGTCACTAGAGGATATCGTCAATGTCACGATTACGGCCCAGACCACTACGCCTAGCCGGCTTGGGTTTGGTGTTCCCCTAATCGCTACCGTTCACTCTGTGTTTCCGGATCTCGTCCGGGAGTACACCAAACTTTCGGCTATGACCGATGATGGTTTCGTAGCTGCGGATCTGGCAGTCATTATCGCTACCAAGGTCTTTAGCCAAAACCCAAAGCCCAACTCTCTCAAGGTGGGTAAGAGGAACCTTCCCTATACCCAGATCGTAAAGATCACTCCGATCAATACCACGGAGGATTACGTCTATAACTTTAACGTTACGGTAGGGTCTACCGTAACCCCGATCTCCTACACCGTCTTGGCAGCCGCTACCGTTGCTTCAATCGTTACTGCATTGCAGGCTTTGGTGGATGCGATCTCCGGAGTGACCGCTACGGATGACACTACCCACGTAACGGTTACCACAGATACGGCCGGGACATTGGTGGATTATGATGGCTTTGACGAGCCGGATAACTTCACCTTCCAAGATGTGACGTTGGACCCTGGCATTGCTACGGACCTTGCGGCTATCGAGGGTGCGGACGCAGACGGATGGTACTGCCTACTCCTAGACTCCAACTCGGAGGCAGAGATCGCAGCTGCGGCAGCCTGGATTGAGGCGCGCAAAAAGATATTCGTTTGTAACAGCATGGATCACGGAGTCATTGACGTATCAGTTACGGATGACGTGGCCTCCGATCTCCAACTCAACAACTATGCTAGGACAGCTCTTATCTATAGCATGGCAAAGCTTCTCAACTTTGCCGCAGCCGGATGGGCAGGCCAGAGACTCCCCAGCGATCCGGGCAGCTCCACTTGGTCTTACAAGAGCTTGGCAGGGGTAACCGTAGACACAGCCCTAACGGGGGCCCATCTCTCCGCTATCGAGGGGAAGAACGCTAACCACTACACCCTTGTGGCTAGCGTCCCTGTTACCCGCTACGGCACTACGGCCTCCGGGGAGTTTATCGACATTACCCGTTTCATTGATTGGCTAGACGCCAGAATCAAGGAACGGATCTTTGGGATCCTCGTGAACAATGAAAAGATCCCCTACACCGATGCGGGGGTAGACCTCATGCGAGGGGCTATCCTGGCACAGCTCCAACAAGGGATCACAGCTGGGGGCCTTGCGGCAGATCCGGCCCCAACGGTAACGGCCCCCTTGGTTGCGGACATTGACGCAGCCGATAAGGCTAGCCGTATCCTCCCGGATATCGAATTCCAAGCGACGCTAGCCGGAGCGATCCACAAGCTAGTTATCAACGGGACGCTTAGCGTCTAAGGAAGGACCTAGCACAATGGGTTTCAAGGTATATGACGCTAACGAGGTTACGATCAACTTTGCGGGGCTGGACATTGATTCCGGCTATGCGGATGGGGAGTTTTGCCGCGTAGAGCAAGAGACGGAGGACTTCGTAGATAAGGCCGGAACGGACGGAGAGGTTACCCGGGCAAAGACCAATGATCGGCGGACCACGGTTACGATCCTCCTTATGCAGTCATCCGACGGTAACGCTAAGCTCTCTGCTCTGAGTAACCTGGATCGGTTGGCTGGCAATGGGGCTGGGGTAGCTCCCATCCTCATCCGTGATAGGCAAGGGACGCAGCTATTCGCAGCTGCGGAAGCTTGGATCTCCAAGCCCCCGGATATCTCCTACGATCGCGAGCCTACTTCTAGGGAGTGGACTTTGCGCGTAGCTAATGCGGAACGTTTCGACGGGGGCAACTAGCCCTTAACACACCTACTAGGTCTAAGAGGAAAGCTAAGTAATATGGCTACTACGAATTCTAGGACGGCTGTCGTTGATATCGACAAGCTTTCAGAGTCCGCAGCTGCGGACGCAATCAATGCGGCTATCGAGGTCTTGGAGGCAGCGGGTTTCGTTGTTACGGACGTGGACTACGAAACCGGAAACCGGGGAGGGCTTCCCGTACAACAAGCCGTCTTGGTCGGTAAGCTCCCGGCCTATGCTGGGGACGCAGCTGCGGCAGGCCTGCCCAAGGTAGCCGTCTTGGACGTAGGCCACGCAGACCTTACGGCCGCAGCCGTTACGGAAACCATCCCCTTTGCGGACGCATTGCCAGAGGGATCCTATCCCGTTGGAGTCCGTATGGGTCTTACTACCCCCTTCTCTGGGGGGTCCGTTTCCGCTTTGGTTGCGGACGTGGGAGTCCCGGGAGATCCGGACGCTATGGTAGACGGCTGCGATCTCTTCTCCGCAGCCGTAGACGGAGAGGCCGCAGATCATCCGCTGGGCATTGCCCCTCACAAGCTCATTACCGGTAACGCAGCTGCCCGGACTCCGGGGGTTGTGTTTACCGCAACGGGTGACAATGTGGTTAACCTTACGGCCGGAGCTTGCCGTATCGTTATCCTCTACATCTAGCCTGTTTAAACTCTCAACATAGATAGGGACCCAATGGGTATTGAGACTAAGAGCAAGGTTATCGGAGAGCACACTTACAGAGTGGAGCAATTCGGAGCTAAGGCGGGAGGCCGTATGTTGGTACGCCTAGCTAAGATGCTAGGCGTAGCCGTAGGGGGAGCCGTAGAGGCCGGGGAGAAACTGGACGCGGTTGTCCTAGGCAAGACTATAACCGGCCTTACGGAGAGCATTACGGAGGAGGACTACGGTTACCTCTGCGATGCCTTCTCAGAAAAGACCAGGGTAACCGGTGGTCTGTACGGGTCAAAGGAGCCAAAGCTATCGGACTTCTTTGACGATCACTTTGCGGGAAACTACGTGGAGCTAAGCCAGTGGTTAGCCTTCTGTTTGGAGGCTAACTACGGCAGTTTTTTAGCCGTAGTAGGAGAGGAAGCGAAGGGCTTAGCGCAAGCCATGCAACCTCCCCAGGATTCGGCCGTAAAGGAGGAGCAAAGCTCCACTCCGTCCGGATCCCAAGCCACGTAGATTGGGCGATCCATAGGGTCGCCAGCGCTAAGCACTACAGCGCTTCTCTGATAGAGATAGAGGAGCGCTGGACTCTAGACGATCTGTATGATGCACATGATGTTCTAGACGCCTTAACGGAGTTGGAGTCCAAGACCTCCGGCTAGGGAGAGACAATGGCACTAAGAGAGATCCTAGCCCGGTTCGCTTTCAAGGTAGACCCCAAAGGCATCAAGGATGCGGACAAGGGGATTGCCGGAGTAGTCGGTAAGCTACAGGGCTTGGGCGTAGCTCTTGGGGCTGGCGTAGTCGCCAGGGGCATTAAGAACTTCGTTACCGATATCGTAGACGCAGGGGACGCACTAGGTAAGACGGCTACCCAGCTTGGGCTTAGCTCCGAGCAGTTGCAATCGTGGCAGGCTGCGGCTGGCTTTGCTGGGGTGGAAGGGGAGAAGTTTAACCAGTCAATGAGGGTGCTCCAAAAGAACACCCTCCTAGCAGACCAAGGCTCTAAGCAAGCTGCCGATGCCTTTAGGATGCTAGGCGTAGAGATCAAGGACTCTAGCGGTAACCTTAAGTCGGGTGATCAACTCATGCGGGAGGTAGGGCTCTCCCTAGATGGGTTGGAAAACTCCACAGAGAAGGTAGCTCTAGCGCAGCAACTCATGGGCCGATCTGGCGCGGCCCTTCTCCCCTTGTTCAAGGACGGAGAGGAAGGTTTAAACAGAGCCCTTAAGGCCCTTGACGAATTCGGAGGAGGACTCAGTAAGGATCTGATTCCGTTAGCGGAGGCAGCCCAAGATCGTTTTGCGGAATGGGAGATCGCTATGACCTCCCTCAAGAGCAGAGTAGCTGTAGCTGTGCTGCCTATGCTCAATTCCCTAGTCTTGGGCCTATCCAAGGCAGGGGCAGCCATTAGCAGGTTTGTAGGCAATGGGGAGATGCTAAAGGCTGCCCTTATTGTCTTGGGTGCGGTCCTAGCCAAGTTGGCGATCGGCAAGTTTGGTATGAGCTTGCTTAAGCTGGGCAAGGCTGCCCTAATGCCTGCCCTAAAGATCGCGCTATTGATCCTGCTAGTGGATGATCTGCTTACTCTGTTCAAGGGAGGGGACTCCCTTATAGGTAGGTTCCTAGACAAGTTGTTTGGGAAGGGCTCCTCTCAGAGAGTAGTTAAGGCCATTACCGATATTACCTCAGCCATCAAAAAGGGCGATTGGGGTAAGGTAATGAAGCTGTCCGCCGATTCGTTAGACGCCTTAGGTAAGTCTATCGTTACGTTCTTCTCCGGTGAGAGCACCGGACCGATCGCGGAATTCTTCTCTCAAGTGGGGGCAATGATCGTTGCCTTCGTAGTAGAGGACATTCCGGAAGGTTTTTCCCAACTCGGTTTCGTGATGGTTAGCGCCATTGTGGACGGGATTAAAGCCGTGATCTCTACAGCCGCAGAGTGGGCCCAAGCTGCGGCGGACTTAGCTAAGGCCTTCATAGACGGCCTAGTCCAGGGTGTGAAGGACGGGGCCCAAGCCGTGGTAGACGCGGTAAAGCAAACGGCAAAGGATGCGATCAACGCAGCTAAGGCCGTTATCAAACCGGGCTCCCCTTCCCGTGTAGCTAAGGCAGAGATTGGGACTCCACTTGTTCAAGGGATGTTTGATGTAGAGGAAGCCATGGTAGCGGCTAAACGCTTCGCTTCCGTGGCCTCCAAGGCCATCCCTACGGGCATTGGTGGGGGAGGGGGTATGGCTACCATGCCCGGACGTGGGGGAGGCTTAGGAGGCCGTACAGGCGGACCCATGGCCATCTTTAAAAGCGAGGTCCACCTAACCGTTAACGGAGGCTCCGCTAGCGATCCCCAGATCCAAAAGCTCCGGCAAGGGGTGAGGAGTGAGCTACGGGATAACCGCAGAGCAACGCTAGCAGCCCTAGAGCAAGTGGCAGAGGTTGGCTAATGCCTATCTTCCTACTCCCCCAAGATGGCTCCGATCGGATTGTTACCTTTGACGTTATCGAGGCAGAGAACCACGAAAGTGTCTCGGAGATATCCGATCATCCGGTAGAGGTTGGGATCAACGTTACGGATCACGTTAGACCCTTACCAGATACCTTCTCCTTTACGGGCTTCATTAGTAACACCCCAACTAGGTACAACCCCTTTACCCAGAGAGGGGAGATCCGCTCAATCAAGTTGGAAGACGTGCAGTATTATCCGACCACGGAGGAGCTGCTACTCTCCCCCGGTGCAGCTCTGCGATTCGGGGTTAAGGCAATTGGCAATGCTCTATTCCCTACGGAGTTGTCTGCTACGGTCCTATCCTTCCCGGACTTTTTCGACGCGGTAAGGGAAGTCTACGAAACCCTCCAAGACCTACAGAAGAACGCGATAGCTATAAGGCTACTCACAAGCGTTAGGGAGTACGAAAACCTAATCGTAGTCCGGGCAGCCATGCCTAGGATCGTTGGGGAGGCAGAGGGGGCCTCTTTCAACTTGGACCTTAGAGAGCTGCGGGTAGTAGAGACAGGGGTAGTAGTGGCCCCTCCCGTCCCAACCATTCCAACCGGGGTCCCTCTTTCCGCTAAGGGTAACCAGACCCCTAAGTCCCCGGATGATGCTGCCGCAGATTCTACAGCTAGGGCTAAGAGCTTGGCAGCTAAGCTAGCGGACGGGGGCTCTAGCCTATTGGGTCTATAATGCCAGTCTTAATCCGTATATTCACCGGAGAGCCCCTCTACACCCAACGGGTAAGGTTGGATGGATCGGACTACGTTCTAAAGCTGGATTGGTCCTTGAGAGAGGAGCGCTTCTACCTCTCAATCTTCGACCTAGACAACGTAGCCATTAAGGTTGGGATTAAGGTAACCGCTAACTGGCCGTTGCTTCGCAGACACCAAACAGCCAAGCTGCCTCCCGGGGAGCTGTATGCTTTTGATCTCTCCGATGAGGAAGCCCCAGCCCCTCCAACGTTGGAGGACTTTGGGACTAGGGTAGAGTTTTACTACTACACCCAAGAGGAGGTAGAGGCTCTCTAATGGGTGTCCTGTTTAAACGGTCTGCTAGGGTGGTTGTGTCCACTATCGAGCTAACCACGGACTCCCCGGAGGGATCCTTGGACGTAGCCTTTAGCGTAACCAAGACCCTTAAGCCGGAACCCAATACCGCAGAGATCCAGGTTTGGAACCTGAACCCAGACCACCGATCCCAACTAGAGGAAGCGGAGCAAGTCCCGGTTAGCATAGACGCAGGCTATGAGGATGGGACGGCCCGTCTATTCCTTGGGAACCTAAGGACCGCCATAACCGTTAGAGAGGGGCCCGATCTCATTACCACCCTTCAAAGCGGAGATGGGGAGAAAGAGATCAAGACCAAGAGGATCAACCAAGCTATAGCCCCCGGGACGGCTAATGATGCTGTGCTTAAGCAAGTCATTAAGGCGCTAGGAGTTGGGGCCGGTAACACGGATGAGATCGTTAGCGGCCTAGGGTTCAAGAGCAACGGGAAGCTTTGGCCGTCCGGGACTGTGCTAAGCGGCTCTGCGTCTCGGAATATGACTCTGCTAGCGGAAAGCTTTGGTCTGGAGTGGAGCATACAAGACGGAGCGATCCAGCTTCTCCAGAAGGGGGCCGCGCTAGCTCAATTGGACGTAGCCATTACCCCTAATACCGGGCTTATCGGTTCTCCCTCCGTGGATAACGAGGGAGTCCTATCTTGCCAAACCCTCCTCATCCCGGAGATATTCCCGGGCCGGACGATCACGCTAGAGAGTGAGAGACTCTCCGGCCGTTACCGGGTAGAGGAGTGCATCTATACCGGGGATACCGGTGGGGCGGATTGGTATATTGACCTAGAGGCTAAGGCGATAGGATGACAGAACCCACGCTAGCAGAGATCATAAGGAGGGCCATAGACGCTAGACTTCTAGACGTTAATGTGTCCTGTACGGCTAGAGTTGAGAAGTTTACAACCTCCCCCGGCCCTCCGGTTGTGGATGCGTTGCCAGTCATCCGCAGAGCCATTCTAGATGAGGGAGGGACGGTTACCCATGAGGAGCTACCCGTTATCCCTAACGTCCCTGTCATCTATCCTAGGGGCTCCTCAGACGCCTATGCCATAACGTGGCCCTTAGTTAAGGGTGACTATGTGCAGCTAGTCTTTTCTACACAGGCCTTTGCCCAATGGCGAGAAACCGGGGACATATCCGATCCGGGGGATCTCCGGCTCCACTCTCTTGGCAATCCTGTAGCCTATCCAGGCATCGGCCCTAAGGATACCATTCTACCGATGGATCCGGCTGCCATGGTTCTCAAGGGGCCAGAGGTCAAAGTAGGTCCGGCTGCGGCGGACTTCGTAGCTATGAACCTAAAGGTTATGGCAGAGCTAGCCAAGATCGCTACAGCTGTGAACACCCACAAGCATACCGGAGTAACCACCGGCCCGGGGACTAGCGCGGTAGGGGATACCCCTTACACCCCAGGGGCAGACGTGGCCTCTATCAAGCTCAAAGCGGAGTAGCTCCAATGACAATGCGTTTCGTCCCCAATACGGCTTACACTGCCACGGACTCTGCCCTTAAGATCGTATATCTATGGCTAGACTTTATGCGGACAGCTAGCCCCGGTGGTCCCGGTTGGACCATTCCGCGATCAAGTGACGGAACGGTAGGAGGGGCTGGGGACAACATTAGCGGCTACCTAGACTTGGGTAATTATGTGGCGGGAGTCTCTGAGTCTTGGTTTGTTATCCGGCAGCCGGATGGGGCTAGGGAGATCCTTTACGCTAGGGCCTCTGTGAGCGATAGCCAATGGCACATATTCGTCTCGGAAACCGCAGCCTTTACCGGTGGGTCTATCGCGGCCCGTCCCACGGCTGTAGACGAAAAAGAGGTTATGCCCGTGACTAACCTAGTCCAGGCCGGACAAGGTGTGCTGCACATGGGAGCGGATGATGCTGCCCCTTATGGTTGGTGGTTCTGGACCAATGCCTCCGGCAGTTTTACCAATGGCAACGGGACTCATGCGATGATTCCCATAACCCATGCCATACAGCCGGGGGACGTAGGGACTAATCCTTGTGTGTTCTTTTGCGATCCCCAACAAGACGGCTTGATTGAGGCAAACCTATATTCAGGTAACCAGACTGGGGTCTATTCCCGGCTGAGTTGTTTTGAGCCTGGATCGACTAACTATCAATGCGTTGCTGGATTGATCCAACGGTGTCTTGCCGGTAGCAACTTCCCTAACTATTGCTCGCAAGATGGGGCCGGTAAGGATATTGCTATCCCGATTACCATTAGCCGCAGATCGTCTTACGGATCTCCTTTTTTTAAGGGGATTACGGACTTCATTATGTGGAACGGGGTTGATCGCAATGAGGGAGAGACTTGGGAAGGTCTTACCCGGATCTCTATCGGGGATGTGAACGTAGAATGGGACGGCCTAACCGTTCCGCTAGCGAGCTAGACCAATGGCCGATCACACGCAACAAGCGATCTCCGCAACGGCACTCTTACCCGTTGCCATGAGCAGGGTAGGAGGGGCTGGGGTAGCCCCTACGGTTACCCTCATCTCTCCGGCTGCGGGTAACCCGATCGCTCCGTCCACTCCGGTAGTGGTTGACGTTACCGATCCGGACAGCCCGTTTAGACGCATCTTGATCGTAGTGGTTCTAGGTGGGGTAGCCTACTTGGCTTATGATGGGACTTGGAGGTCCGGCTTTGCTAGCTTCTCTACCCGGTCCACCATTACGGACGGCTACCGCTTCTCTATTCGGCGGGATTCCGGCTGGACCTCCGCAGTAGACGTAGAGGTCTACCCCTTTGATGATACCGGTAACGAGGGCTCCTAATGGCTGCCATATACTCCTTTCCACTAGCGGACCCTACGTCCCCCATTAGCGGGGGGAGTTTAACGGAAGAGGATCCGGAGTCCCTGCCTTTCGTTACACTAGCCCTGGATCCCGCTACCGGGGACCTTGCTACTCCGGTTACCTTCCTGCGGGGAGTGGACGCCTTAGCCCAACGGCTGCGGACGCGCTATAAGTTTTTCCTTGGGGAGTGGTTCCTAGACATTCGCCAGGGTATCCCCTACTTCCGCGACATTCTGGTAAAGAACCCAGACCCCAGCCTAATCCAGTCTATCTTTCGTAAGGCCACCCTTACCACCCCAGGGGTATTGGCTATCCGGAAGTTTGGGACCGCGCTAACCGAGCAAGCGAGGGTTAGGCGTTTAAACATTGACCCCCTAGAGCTTGTGGTAACGGGTAACAAGATATTCCGGGCACAGCCGGACGAGTTTATCATTACCACCCCATAAGGATAGACCAATGGCGGGAGTTACGGCAGCTGGCCTAGAGATCAAAACGGTTGAGGAGATCCTTAACGAGCTAGCGGCTCGTCAAAAGGGAGAGATCGATCCCAATCTGAACACAGCCCCAGACGAGCCTATGGGCCAGCTTAATGGGATCTTCGCTGCCCAGATGAGGGAAGGTTGGGAGGTTCTCCAAGTTGCCTACCACGGTTACGATCCGGATGCGGCAGAGGGCTACCTATTGGAGGCACTCTCCGCATTGACCGGAACGGTCCGGAGGCTTGCGACTAAGGGAACGGTTACTCTTGATTGCGATCTAGACCTAGGGACTACGCTAGTAGCCGGGACCAATTACGCTAACGTCTTGGGTGATCCGGATAACCGGTGGACTCCGGTAGCGGACTTTACGTCCCCAGCAAACGGCAACCACAATGTCCTTTTTGAGGCAGAGGAGGCCGGAGCCATTGCAGCTAACTCCGGGACGATTACGGTAATCGCTACCCCGGTGGTTGGGTGGAATAGCGTAACCAATGCCTTAGACGCTACCGTAGGCGATAATGAGGACTCAGACACTACGCTTAAGGAACGGCGGGAGGATGAGCTTAGGGCCAGTGGTACCGCTACCGTGGATGCGATGCGATCGGACTTGCTCCAAGTCGAGGATATCGAGCAAGCCCAAGTCTTTGAGAATGTCACGGACTCGATAGACGCTAACGGCCTGCCTCCCAAGTCAATTGAGGTTGTCGTGTACGATGGCAGCCCCCCAGCCCTCACGGATGACGAGATCGCCCAAGTCATATGGGATACCAAGGGGGCCGGAGTCCGGACGGTAGGGACGGACTCAGGGACCGCAACAGATACCTTAGGCTATCAGCATACGATCTACTTTAGCCGTCCGGTGGAGAGGCAGGTTTGGTTGGAGCTTGATCTAGATATCAACGTGCTAACCGGCTACGCGGGGCAAGCGGCCGTCAAGTCCGCCATTGTAGCGGAGGGCTTGGTTAAGCTCTTGGTTGGGTCGGATGTGATCCTTAACGACTACCTAAGTGCAGCCCAAGGCTTTGACGGAGTGATAGACGTAACGGCTATCCGGGCCGGCTTTGCTGCGGCCCCAGCTGGCACAGTAAACTTGCCGATCGCTACCCGGGAGTTAGCTGTGCTAGACACGTCCCGGATCACTATCACAGAGAATCTCATTACCCCACCATAAGGAGTAGGTAATGCCTAACACAGAGCAATTGGTTACGTGGTTCAGTAGCGGGGAGGGGCGGCTTATCCTGGTAGCCGTCTTGTTCCTCCTCATGTGGGCCGTTAAGAACGTCCCCCTAGTCAAGGGACTGCTTACCACCCCAAGACGAAAGCAAGCCGCTAGCGTCCTTCTGGCGATGGGCCCGGCCGTTTGGCTCATTGCAGAGGGTGCGCCACCTATCGAGGTAGTGGCCTCAGCCCTGGGGATCGTCTTTGCGGCTAACGGTTTAAACACCTATCGGCCCTCTAAGGCAAAGCCCAATGAATAACGAGGCAGCGCTAGCGATCTTGATTGGCCTCTGCCTCATCTTGGCAGGATGCACCAATCTGCTACAGGATTCCAAGACGGCTTGGAATGTCCTTAATGCTGGGGCCTATGAGGCCCTGGCAGAGATTGAGGGGGCCCACCAGAAAGCTACGGACTCCGTGGTTGAGGATGCGTCCCTTTCAAAGGAGGAGAAGTTAGCAGCCCTGGATCAAGTGGCAGCCCTATATCATCCGGCCTACGTGGCCTACCGATCCCTCCGTGCCAGCTTGGCAGCTGCCAGGGCCTTCCTAACGGCCGCAGAGGCAGCCCAAGCCAGCGGAGGCAACCCAGATTGGGGCAAGCTGGCACAAGCCCTTAGAGAGGCCGTAGCGGCCCAGAAAGCACTAGCGGAGGCCATGCCATGAGTGGGGCCGGATTGGCGATCTTTGGTGCCTTCCTTGGGGGTATTCTCAAGGGGTGGCTAGGAGGGGGCACGTCCAAGGAATTGGACAAGCTCACTCCCAAGGACAAGGAAGCGGACATTAACCGTAAGGCTAAGGAAAGGGTGCTAGCGCAATGAGGGGCTCCCAATGGTGGGCTAATGAGGTCCCGGAGGATCTTGGGGAGGGTTACGTAAAGGCCATCCTTAAGGCTATCGAGGATGGCCATGCCATCCTACGATGGCAGAGCCTAGCCATTGGGGATCTTGAGTTACTGGTAATGAGGGCTCCACTAGCGATCGGAACCTCGGAGGATTACGTCTACCTCTACGGGCTATCTGCTAACGCTTGCGATCGTATAGCGGAGGCCTTAACGGACGTGATGACTCCAACTAGCTTGGTCCTAGACGCGCTAGCGGAGCACCCAGACGCAGAGTTTATCGGGCCCCATACCCAGCCCAACGGGGCTACGGGGATGAGTAAGGCAGCCGCTAAGGCCCATAACGATGAGGTCCAAGAGGATGAGAGACTAATCCGGGCCGGAGCTATCCCGGTTGGCTATGGTAAGACTTATGTCCTTAACCCCCGTTACAGGGAGGGCTACGCTTGTGAGTATTGGTGGCCAGTCTCGGAGGACTTCGCCAGAGCTAACGCAGCATGGCTACCCGGTGGGGGAGTCAACTCCTCCGGGACCGGGTATGTAGTACAACCGGAGCAATGGGCCCACTTCTACCTACACTTTTGGGACTACAGCATGGGGGCCTTTTTCATGGCTACGGCCGCTAGGCTGGCCGGAGAGCCAGTGGATCTGCGTCAATTGGTGCAAGATCCCTCTGAGGCAGGCCGTATCAGCCTTTGGGGGGCCCTCCCGTGGTCTTGTCACCCCGAATTCAAGCCGGCCGGAGAGAGCCCCTCAGAGCCGATAGCGTGGCATACGGAGCTAGACCTAACCAAGACCCCGCTAGGACTCCGCTGCGTTACGTGGTTGGGCTACCAATTCGGGCTAGCTCCGAGGGAGATCCCCGGACCAAGGCACGATCCTATGATCCTGTCTTACTCTAAGCATTGCCGTAGGGGTGGTAAGTTTCTGGGGGTGGATCTGGAGGGGCTGCCGGTATGGGATGGGGGGATCCAACTAGCGTTGCCATCCGATGACAGGGAATCCCCATGGTGCGCCGCGCTAGCATCCGAGACGCTTAGGGCCTGCCTCCTCCCCGGAGAGGTCCCTCCGCATGGTCTGAGGGTTAGCGTTAGGGAGTTAGTAGAGGATGCCAGGCTAGCGCGGTCCCTGCGGCCTAAGGAGTGGACCCCTACTCCGGGCAGCCTTGCGATCTGTGCCAGGGCTGGGCACGATCCATTAAGGGGAGGCTTTGGGCACGTTAGGGGAGTGGTTCAAGCTGAGGGTGGTAGATACCTTGGCATTGGGGGCAACGAGTTAGATACAATCACAATGGCCTGGCACTCATTGACAGCTAAGGACATTCGAGCCTGGATTAAGAGGTAAGGTATATGTCGCAAGCGGCCGTTAGCGTAGCTTTCCCCTCACTCCCCCCGGAGTCCAAAACGATAAAGGTTCCCCAGAGCATGAATGAGAGAGACAGAGCCTTTTTGATCCGGGAGCTAGGCAAGTTGTCTACCGACTACGCTAAGATTAGTGTTAGGGATGAGGAACACCGGAAGGCGTTAGACGCACGGTTTAAACGCTTGGAGTCCCGGATCTGTGGTTTGGAAGGGAAGGCGGACGCATCCGCGGGGCACAGCATGGCATTGGTAGAGAGGGAGTTGGAGCTACGTAACGAGCAAGACGCTAGACGCAGAGATCGCATTGTGTCTATCGGGGTTACGTTTTTCGTTACCGCTATCCTTGCGTTAGTGGGCTTTTGGCTCAAGTCCCTAATGGGAGGGTGATCCATGGCTGGCGAGATCATAGAACACCGTACCAACCATGAGGCCCTAGCCGTTAGCCGGTTTATCGACCAATTCAAGGATAAGGAAAAACTTGCGGCTCTCATCTCCTCCTACGCAGAGCAGATCCAGGACTTGGAAGACGTAGCCTTTGAGGTAATGCTAGAGAGGGTCTTGGACAATGCGGTAGGGGTGCAGCTGCAAACCATCGCCAAGATCGTAGGGGCTCCGATCACTACCTCCGATGATGACGAGTTGCGGATCATCATCCGGACGCAGATCGCTATCAACCTATCAGACGGAACCCCGGAGGATCTAATCAACGTCTTACGGTTGATCCTCCTAGCGTCCGGGGAAACCTTCCACCTACGGGAGGAGCCTCCGCACCAAGTTAGGCTAGTGGTAGACGATCCACTTAGCACGATCGTAAACCCTGCCACAGCCGTAGGCCTGCTAGATTCGGCCGATATGGCAAGCATTAGAGTCCTATTGGACTACTTCGTTTCCTTGGCTGCGGACTCCTTCACATATGCGGACTCCGGAGGAGGGACCGTTAGAGGTAAGGGCTGGGGGGACTCGATAGCCGGAGGAGTTGGCGGTAAGCTGGGCAGCACCACAACAGGATAGGACTATGGCAGACAAGCAATTAGTAAGACCCTCCAAGGTTACGTCTTGGGCTAACGATAACCTTATCAACGATCCGGGAGAGACTTGGGACGCTACCGCTACCAAGGTGGATCCGGGGGACGGTAAGAGAGATGATGGCCACCTTCCGAATGAGATCCCACCGGCCCAGCATGAGAACCACCTAAAGAATGAGATCGGGCTTTGGCTGCAATACTTCGCAGACGCACAAGCGCTTAACTGGATCTCCGTAGGGCCTACGGTAGAGCCTACGGCCGCGCTATGCTCCGGTGAGGGGGCTACCTATGATGAGGGCCTCCCCGGTTGGTTGCTAGTTGGCCGGTCCGGTGTAGCGGACATTACCCGGGACGGACAAGCCTATAGGGCAATCGCTAACCACGGAGTAGGGACCGCTACTTGGGCTGCGTCTAAACGGCCTTCACAGCTTCCCACCCATACCGGACCCAATAGTCTAATCGGAGGAGTGGCTTCCGTATCCGTTGGGGAGTATCTTACGGCCGGCTGGACTACCCTTGTCCTGCCAGGGACCGCGGTAGTTGGATCCACTGTAGGGCTATGGGACTCCTTTAACCAATTGTGGCTAGTCGGTGGGGATGACAATGGGGCTCCGTCCTTCTGGCGAGACGCTACCCCGATCACTGGCTTTACACAGACCGTACCGACCAAGACGGTATCTTTTACCGTGGTCGATATGGCAACGGATCCAACCTCAGGGCTAACCGTAGCCATTGGGGATAACGGAAGCTTTGACGTTTGGACTACCCCGGACGGAGTAGTCTGGACTAGGGCTACCCCTACGGGTATTGGGAACATTCCGGCTGCGGAATTGGCGCAAGCCATCGCCTTTGATGAGGTCCGTAGGGTTTTCGTGCTACTCACGGATGAGGCCTGCTATACCTCTACGGATGGCATTAACTACACCCAGCAAAGCGGAGGAGGCACCCTCCAAAGAACGATCGGCAAGTGGCGGATGCGTTGCCTTGAGATCGTTGGGTCGATCTACCTAGCCTCCGAGGATAACGATTCTATCCTTAACTACTCCACGGATGGGGGCGCTACTTGGCGTTACATGCAACAGGATATCCCCGCATTGACCGGGGCAGCTGCGGCTAACGGGACGATTGAGCACATTGTGTATAACCGATCTAGGGGGCAACTCTTAGCCGTCTGGACGGACCAACCTAATCAGGCCTACGGCTTTATCAGCTTGGCCGTAGGGACGGCCCTATACGATGCGATCGATCGGACGATCAATACGCCTACTGTCACATGAGGCTAGAGCAGAGCATAGACGGTAGGGAACACCCTACCGATGGGGGTGCGGACGATCATCATCCGCAGCCTAAGCAGGTAACGGTTAGCAATACGTCGCAGAGCATAGCTGCCGGAGCGGATTACAACTTGGACATAGCCCTAGGGGATAGTGGTTACCAATGGGGTAGGGCTATGCTTATGGGTCCAAACGAGATCACTCCTACCAAGTGGAATGAATGGGCTAGCGTCCACTTCACAAGGGACGCTAGCGAAGCTATCGGCCATACCGGTAGGCACTCCGGATCCATCTATAAGACCTATACCTCTACCTACTCTAAGCAGAATTCAGACCTCAACCTAACCCATAAGGTCTTTGATAGTGTGACCGGTACGGGTAACCGCTACATTGCTCTTAAGGCAGCTGTGCTAACCGGCAGCAACCTCCGGCTTACCTTCCACAACTACGATAGCTCTGCCCGTACCCTATGGGTTAAGGGCTCTGCCCATGTTTACTAATGCGGTTACCTACTAAGCATACGGTTACGGATCATTCCCTATTGAATGGGGTAGGGCCGGACGATCATCATCCGTCCGTTGTGACGGATAGGATCCTCATCAATAGCCAAGCTATCAGCCCTGGGGACTATTCGCTAACCATACCCTTAGGCAAGTCCGGCTGTAAGACACTAAGAGCTGTCCTCCGGGGGACGGTCAATGTGGACATTCAAGGCCATACGGGAGTCTTTTGCGTAGGGTCCGACACTAGCGGGCAATCAATGGCCATAGGGGTTAGGCCTTACCCTAGCGGTACTCAGAGCTATATGGGAGCATACTCCCGGCTACATGGGGATGCCTACCTTAGCTTCCTTGACTTTGGGCAAAACGCAATCCGCCTTAAGGACTGCTACATAAGCGGCTCCGATGCGGTTTTCGTGTTCAACAATACGGCTGCCTCTGCCAGAAACCTAACCGTCTACGGGACCTATGCGGCTAATTGATTGGCTAGAGCACCCTACGGCTCATGCGGTACTGAGTAACGTAGGAGTGGACGATCATCACATTAGACCGTCTAGTGTGGAAGTATCTAACACTACCCTTAGTGTGGTCCCGGTCCCGTGGGGTCCCGGTCAATGGGACATAGCCGTACCGTTGGACGCAGAGTGTGCGATCTTTTCATTCCGATCTATTCACACAACGGAAACGGCAGGGGCTAAGGCTGGGGTCTATGGCATCGCCAACCGATCCAGTATCGAAGCCTCTACGGCCTCTTTAGGAGGCCATGGGACGCTAGGTAGCACGTCCTACAATGCGATCTATTCCAAGGCAGCCGCAGCCCTGAACCTTAGTCATAAGGTCTTTGATTCAACCGGTGGTTACATTGCCTTGGTTAATGCTTACCTTACCTTGACTGGCCCTAGCACTAGGGTGCTCCGGACGGAGTGGAGCAACTACAGCGCTAGCTATAAGACTTTGAACGCTTGGGGAGAGGTAGGGGTATTGGGATGAGAGTCCTAGCGATCTGCGGAGAGGATCCAGAGCACATCCTTGGGGGAATGGGGATGCACGTCCGGGAGCTTTACCGGACCATGGCTAGCCAAGGGGTTAAGGTCGACCTTCTCACCGATGGGGAGTTTAAACAGTCCGATCCGGATGGGAGTATCCCCTACCTCGGTTTTAAGAAGTGGGTTAGGGACACCCATACTTGTTGGAGGCCCTCCGGCCCGGATATGTCGTGCATCCTTACGACCGATCTGCTCATGGCTAAAACGCTTATGCGGATGATCGCTAGTGGGAAACGTTGGGACGTGATCCATATGCACGAGTGGGGCTCCGTCCAATTGGGCCGGATGGCTAAGCACGCATTGGGGATCCCTCTCATTGGGACTATGCACCTATGCCTTACCTACCTAGCTAGCTTGAACGAGGGGCAGCTAGCGCTAGGCAATGAGGCAGACTGCTATACGTGTCAACAAGAGGGAAACCTCCTCTGCGATCCGGATGAGTCTATCCTATGCTCTAAGGCCTACGTTAAGATGGCTAAGGAGTTTATGCTAGCCGATCGTCCCTACCGGATGATCTATAACGGCATTGACCGGGGAGAGTGGAACCCAACGGCCGGGAGCGGAGCTAGGGGCCGCATTGATAACGAGCTAACCCTAAGACCCATGGCCCTCTACGTTGGGCGTATTGCGGATATGAAGGGGATAACCTACGTCCTAGATGCACTAGAGGAACATGATCCGGGCTGGCAAGTAGTCCTAGCCGGAGAGGTCAATGCCAATACGGAAGCGGAGAAGGAAGATTGGTGGGTTACTCGCCGCATCCGGGCCTTAGAGGCCTCCCATCCGGAGAGGCTACGTTGGGTAGGGTTCAAGCATGGGCAGCCCCTTAAGGACCTCTACGCAGCCGCTAACATATGCCTCATGCCTTCCACCCATGAGCCCTTTGGGATTGTCGCCCTAGAGGCTATGGCTATGGGGCTGCCCCTCATCTCCACAGAGGTAGACGGCCTAGGGGAGATCGTTACCGATGGGGATAGGGAATTCTCCCTAATCATCCCATCCCATAGCTCTAAGGCCATTGTAGAGGCCCTGAGGATGGCAGAGAGCCAAGACGTAAGAGCGGACCTCCGAGCGCTTGGGCTGGCCAGGGCTGCCCAATTCACTTGGGAGAGGGCTGCGGACGAAACGCTAACCGTGTACCATGAGGCCGTGAGGAACCATGCCAGTAGAATTGGATACGCCAGTTGAGCCAGTCGTTCTAGGCTTTGCTAAGATCGTTGCTCTCAAGGTAGAGGATAACGTAGAGCATTGGGCTAAGGTCTGGGTGAGCTACGGAACCATGGTGGATGATCAATGGGTGGAGTATTGCGACCCAACCACAGGCAACGTAATCCCTCCTAAGGAGTATCATCTAGAGGATGGCCATCATCCGCTAGCCCAAGGGACAAGTCTTAGACTCTGCCCAAGCTGCGGCCTATGGTGGGGGCTTGAGACGGAGTGTAGCTGCGGAGAGGGGACCGTCCCTTATGATGGCTTCTCCCGGCTAGCTTCCTCCGCTCCGGTTGGGGGATCGATCTACTCCGTTATCAGGGACAGCCTTTACACCTTCCTTACCTCGGAGCTAGTGCCCAATCCACTAACAGGGGAGGTAGAGCCTCTCTTAGCAACGGTTTAAACGATGGCTGCCACAGAGAAACTGCTTTGGGGTGGGGATTGGCCTATTGAGGTCTTGGCCCTTGACGGAAGCCTAGCGCCTATCACTGGCAGCCTTACGATCCTCCTTAGCATCCGCCGCAAGTCGGATGATTACTTCCTAGACTTCAATGACGACACCTTTAAGGCGTCCGGTTGGACTACCCGGGAAGTGGCTATGACTCAAGTAGACGCTACCAATGCTGCCGGAGAGTATGCCTACGATTGGGATACCTCTGCGGTTACCAATGAGGCAGCGGACGATCTTTACGTGTTCCGTGCTAGGGACTCTGCGGCAGCCGCTAAGAATCTCCCAACGGTAGGAGAGATCCTAGCGGACGGCTGGGTTAAGGACATTCTAGATAACCAAGCCCTCCAAGCTACGGCCGCAGCCCTCACAGCCCTTGAGACGCATGGGGATGCCACTTGGGCAACGGCTACCGGGTTTGCCACGGCTGCGGCCCTAGCAGCCCTTGAGACGCATGGGGATGCCACTTGGGCAACGGCCGTAGGGTTTGCTACCTCTGCGGAGCTAGCAGCCCTTGAGACGCATGGGGATGCCACTTGGGCAACGGCTACCGGGTTTGCTACCTCCGTGGAGCTTGCCGCAGCTGTGTCGGCTATCATTGCCCAAGGGGATGCGGCTTGGGTTACGGCCGTAGGGTTTGCCACTCCGGCAGACGTAACGGCCGCAAGGGATGCGATCCTTACCCAGGGAGGTCCAGGGCCTTGGACTACGGCAGACCTTACCGGCATTGCTACCTCTGCGGAGCTAGCAGCCCTTGAGACGCATGGGGATGCCACTTGGGCAACGGCTACCGGGTTTGCCACTCCGGCCAATGTGTCGGCCTCTACGGCTGCCATCATTGCCCAAGGGGACCTAGCCTGGATTACGGCAGACCTTACCGGCATTGCTACCTCCGTGGAGCTGTCCGCGCTAGAGACGCATGGGGATGCCACTTGGGCAACGGCTACAGGGTTTGCCACCCCAGGGGACGCTATGACCCTCACAGCTGCGGAGCGGACGGCTATTGATGCGGTCCTAGCCGCTGCCCATGGCTCCGGCCTTTGGGACGGTACCCTAAGCGGAGCCCAAGCTATCCAACTCCAAGAGGTCTGGGCAGCCCTTGGTTTAAACATAGCGGCCCCTGCCTCCTATGACGCTACGGCCGGCTTTATCCAAGCGCTGGCCAATGTGACCCCGATCGACATAGCGATCTCAATCCTAGGGACTACCGTAACCCTAACGAGGCAGCCCTAGTGCTAATCGTAATGAGCTTGGCCCTCGGAGGAGTGGGCTACCCAAGCATCCACCTAGCCCTACGGGGTAGGGTGGCTTTGGTTGGGGGTATCCCCGGGAAGGTTTGCCTAGCAGACGCAGAGACGGCCCTAGCGGCCCTCACGGACTCAGAGACGGCCCTAGCGGCCTTGGGGGACTCAGAGTCCGGCCTAGCAGCTCTGGGCGATTCTGGGGCCTCTGAGGCCAGCCTAGAGGACACAGAGACGGCCCTAGCGGCCTTGGACGATATCCCGGAGGAGTGCTAGCCATGGCGGACGATCCAATCCGTGAATACAACCTAGGACAAGAGGTCCTGCTTTCGGCGGACTTCACCGATGAGACGCAGGACCCTGCCGTCCCTGGCGATCCGGATGTAGTGCAGCTCTTGATCCAGGAAAGGGACAGCAGCCAATACACCGTAGTAATGGGCAGCCTTAGTAACCCATCCGTAGGCCGTTGGGAGTATCGGCTAGCCATTCCCCTAGACGGGGATAAGGCCGTTAAGCCATGGCGCTATCGCTTTGAGG